CGTCGTCGTCGTCTCCCACCAGGTGGAGCTGGCGGACGTTGTTCGCCTGGGCGTCGCCGACGCCGCCGGAGAAGTTCGCGTTCTTGATGTTGTCGACCTCGTGGGTGTCCATGTTGAGGTCGCCCGTCATCGCGCGCGAGCCGTCGATGATGAGGTACCCTAGGCCGAGCTCCCACCAGTTCTCGTCCCCACCTACCGTCGGCTCGGCACCCGGGAGCGACGTCTGCGCCGTGAGGCACATGAACGTGAGGATCGCGTCGCCGGCCGTCGCGAGGTAGACGATGTCTCCCACCTCGTAGTCGGTGTCCGCCGACCACTCCCCGCGCCAGGTGACGCCCTTCGGCCCCGGAGGCCCCTGGGGCCCGGGGGCGCCCCGACCGGCGCCCCCGCCTCCGGTCCCGGCCCCGAGCAGCCCGATGATCCGAGGCCGAAGGGCGCTGAAGATCGCGTCGATGTCGACTCCGGCGAGCGGCCCTACACGCGCCACGTTGCCTCCAGTCCCGAGATGGGGTTCCGGCGGACCTCGACGAGCCGGATGTAGGCGTCGGCGTGCCGGTCCGCGACGTCGTTCCCGATGCCGAGCCAGTCACGGGCGGTGATCGCTCCCTCGTAGGCGAAGCGGCCCACGACGGAGCCGCTCGAGATGAGCGATCCGTCGGCCTCGAGGAAGACAGCGAAGCCGACCTCGATCGACCACGGCGAGTACTCCGTCCAGCCGTCGGCCCCGAGCCAGCGTGCCCAGGCCCGGAGGACGTGCGTGCGGTTCAGGTCGAGGTCCGCGATCGGGCAGTCGAGCCGGAAGGTCGTCTGGCCGCTCACGGCCCGCTCGAACCGGATCACGTCGTCGGAGCCCGTCTGCGCCACAAACTGCAGCGCGTCCCAGGTCGACGCCGCGTGCTGCGCATGGAGGAGGGGGTGCACGTCGTCATCCGGGAGGGCCTCCGAGCGCCAGAACGGCCGGACCTCGATGACCGCGAGTCCGCGCTCGTAGCTCCAGATCTCGGCGGCGAGGGTGTTCGGCAGCCGGTGCACGTCGGGGTCCCGGGCGATTACGGCGCCCAGGGTGACGAGGGGCGTGCGCGCCCCCGCAACTGCCGTGGTGGAATGCTGCACGTCCACGATGGCCGCGTGCAGCGTCACCGGCCCCATGGAGCCCGAGAAACGGCCGACCCCGACGGCGTAGGTTCCGGCCGAGCACGGGATGGCATCGGCGACGGCCTCGCCGGATGGCTCATCCGACGGGATCGGGTTGTACGCCGGCGTCCCGGTCCACGTGCGGCCGGCCTCGCTCCAGTAGTTCGCCCCGGACCGCAGGTACCACTCCCCGCCTTGCGTCGCCGGCGTGGGGATGCTCGTGTTCTTGACGACCACGCGGACATGGAGCATCCCCGCTCCGAGCGCGCCCAGGCTGCGCTCGCGGCCGCCGCGGCCGCCTGCGGCTCCGTACGTCAGTCGACACGACGAGAGGTAGCCCTGTTCCTCCACCATCGGAACCAGGGCGTCAGCCGTTGCCGCGAAGTCCCCAACTGCCCCCACCGTCGCCCAGCCGGCCTGCATCAGGTCGTAGTTCTGGAGGCACACGGCGACGTCACCCCCGCCCTGGGCCGCGAGGCCCTCGGAACAGAGGTTCGGGTAGTCCTCGAGGACGCGCATCATGACCCCGTCCCCGGGACGCGGCGACCATCCATCCTGAGCGCGCGTGTGGACATAGCCGGCCCCCTTGTCGAGGAAGGCGAGCCCCTGGAGCTCCGGCGACCAGGGGGCGTCGATGCGGTACGCGGCCCAGAGGAGGCAGCGGAAGGACTGCAAGTCGAAGACCTGGTCCTCGATGCGGAACGTCTCCGGGAGGATGGTCCGCTTCAGGATCATCCCAGCCCGGCGCTCTAGACGGCGGCGTCCCCAGCCGTCCGCCGCGACGGCCGGCCCCCGCGGGTGCGACAGGTAAACGCCCGAGCCGACGTCACCGATGGCATGGTCCGCGAGCGAGCGCACGGCGACGGTGTTCCGCGCCCGCCGCATGAGGCGGAGCGTCATGGCCGCGGCATGCCGGATGTTGTCGACGTAGCCCCCGAGGTCCTCGACGCTCAGGACCACCCGCAGCTTGTGGACGCGGATCTTCCAGAAGGAGCCTTGCTCGTTCGTGAAGGCCGGCGCAGATGCCTCGACCTCTATCCCCGCGGCGAAGTTCGCAACGGAGAGGTCGTCGATCGTCCAGGGGCCGCCCTCCGGGTGCGCGTCGGTCTCCCACTCCTGCAGGAGCGGGCCCGAGTACCCGAGGTGGGTGTTGATGTTCTCGTCGTAGGCCGCGTCCGCCGGCCATGCCATCTCGCGGTAGGACGAATACAGGTTTCCCGACTTCGCGCGGTTGCGGATCGCGAGCCGGGCCCGAGGCCCGAAGGCGTTGTCGCCCGGGAAGTACCAGTTGTTCGGCCCCTGCTGGCTGTAGCTCCACCAGGCTTGCAGCTTCACCGACCGGAAGAGGGCCAGCGTGGGAGGCGCGGCGAACGAGGCGAGGACCGTGCCCACGCCGCCAGAGTCCTTCCCGGGCCACATGTACCAGTACGAGTCCGCGTCGTCATCCGACCAGACGTCGGCCAGCGTCTTCGTCGGGCTCCCGGCCCATGGGTAGCCCGACGAGTTCGGGTCGCGCGAGGTCTGCGCTCCGCCCGTCGCGGTGTCGGAGACTTCGCCCGTCGCCTCGAGGATGACTTCTCGGATCATTCGAGCGTGAATCTCCCCTGGCTCCAGACGCACGGCACCTCGAGCGCGACCTTCTCGGGGAGGGCCGCGACGTCGTGCGCCTCGAGTGCGCCGACGAACTTCTGCTCGGCCGAGCTCCACATGTACGGGACCTTGACGTGCGTGTAGACTTCGCGCCGGTCCCCCGGGGCGTAGTCGACGAGTCCGCCCTCGTGATGGGCCTCGACGTCGAACCACGAGGCGTCGTCGGGGTCGACGTCGTCGGGGTCGACGATGACGAACGCGAGCGTCCCGAGCGGCGTCCAGTGGATGCGGACCCAGGGGAACGCTTCGAGGAAGGTCCCGATCACCTCGGCCGCGCTCTCCGGGTTCTGGTCGCCCCCGAAGCGACGGGCCGACTCGTACCCGTGCATGTCGAACCAGGCCGCGGCGGCGTCCCAGGACTCCGCGTCGATGATCGCGTGCGGCCCGCGCCAGGCGCCGAGCGGCGGGGTGCGGTAGACGTACTCTTCCAGCATCGCCCGAAGCTGGGTCACGGGGTTCGTCAGGCTTGCACCGGCGGCGAGGCCGGAGGCGTCGGGGCCCTCGCAGTCGAAGGAGACGACGACGCCTTTGTCGGGCTGGTAGCCCTCGCTGATCGAGATGATCGTCGCGACGTTGTTCCCATAGACGCCGCGGAGCGTCGTCCACACGGTGCTCGGCTGCGCGACGCCGTCGTAGTAGATGCGGCGGATGTTGACGAGGAGGTTGCCGGAGGCCCACCACCAGTAGCCGAGGTCCTTGTCGTAGCGGACGTTCACGGCCGGCACCATGCCGCGCGCGGTGATGAGGAAGGAGTCCTGGATGCCGAGGACGAGGGGGACCGCGGTCCCGAAGATCGTCGAGTCCGCGGCCGAGCCCCACTCGGTCCGGCTGAAGGTCTTCGAGGGGACGGGGGTGCGCAGCACGGTGTCGTCCGTCTTGAGGAGGAGCTTCGTGAAGAGGCTGTCCCGCTCCCAGTCCTCGACGATGCCGACGAAGCAGGGTTCCCAGTCCTCGGCGACGAGGGCCGGCGCCCCCCAGTCGATCCGGGCCGCGCTCCCCCGGGGGTCGTAGGTCTCCAGCATCCGGAGAAGCGTCCCCGCCGGGTCGGAGATCCCGACGGACGTCCGGACAGCCTCGAGCGAGCCCCGCTCGATCCCGGAGCCGTATTCGATCGAGTCCCAGCCCCCGGGCTTCGTGACGGCGGACACCTGGCCACGGGACGTGATTCGCATCGAGGGCGAGTAGAGCCCCTGCCCGAGGTCGAGGCCGCGGGCAAGCCAGTCGACGGTGAGGATCGGGAAGACCTCGGCGCCCCGGGCGCGCGCCTCCGCGAGGGCCGCGGAGCGCATCACGCGCGTCCGGACGCGACGGCCGCCGCGAGGTCGCGCGCCATCTCACGCTGCATCGTCTTGAGCGTGAAGGCGCGCTGCCGCAGAACCCCCTCGAAGGTCTGGAGGGGGTCGTCGTTGAACACGGGGGCGATGTTGAAGACGTCGCCCCCGCCGCCCGTGTAGCCTCCGGACTCCAGCGCGTCGAGCGGGATGATCGCCTCTGGGCCGTGGAGTATCGCGGCCGTGCCGGATCCGAAGTTCCCCCAGCCGCCGTCCGCGAAGCTCGGCGTGTTCTCCGGCAGGCTCGGCACGGTCGGAGTCGTGCTGGTGTTGGAGGCCCCACTCGGCGTGCCGGCGATCTGCTTGAGGACTCCGAGCTGCTCCTTCTGGACGTTCAGTGACTGGAGCGCCGGGTCGGCGAGGATCTCGATCCCGTTCGCCTTCGCCTCGTCGAGGAGCGCCTGCGTCTTCGCGTCCAGGGCATTTCCGCTCTGCATGGCGGCGTTGAGCTGCTCGCGCAGGATAGGCGCGATGGCGATGAGGCCGGCGCGGGTCGCCCCTTGGGGATCGAGGCCCTGGGCCGTGGCCGCGTCCTGGGCTTGCTTCCGGAGATCCTCGGCGGCTTGCGCGCCGACCGCCGAGACGCCCGCATCGATGACGCCGGCGGTCCGCATCCCGCCCAGCATCCCGGCGACGTCCTGCGCGGCGCCCTGCGCCCCCGTGAACTCCTTCGACCCCGTCAGGCGGGCGTCGATGGTGCCAATGCCGTACTTCATGAGGGCGCCGTTGACGGCGCCGAACAGCGCCTCGATCGCGGCGGACGACTTCACGGAACCGTCCGCGATCTTGGCCTGGAGGCTCTCCGCGGACTGCGCGGCCCGCCCGAGGCCGGCCTCGAGGTCCTGCCGGCTCTTGATCTTCGCTTGGAGCGCCTCCTCCTCGGCCTTCCGCTTCGCCTCTTCGGCTGCCGCCTTCTCCGCCGCCTTCTGCTCCTTCGACTTCCCGCCGAACAGGCTCTTGATCCCCGAGAAGAGCGAGCCCGCGACGCCGATGATCGACCCGACCATCCCAAGCCCGCCGGCGACCTTGCCGAGCACGCTCTTGAAGCCGCCGCCCTTGATGTCCTTCATGGCGTTGAACCCGCTGATGGCTCCGCCCAAGCCGGACGACAGTGACGCGGCGAAGCCCACGATGTCCCCGGTCAGGCCGCCCGTCGTCTGCGCCAGGCCCTGGAGCTGGTCCGCGAGAGTCCCGAGCGTCGACGTCCAGGTCTCCGTCTCCTTCGTCGCCTCCTTCGCCTTCTCTGCGGCATCCTTCCCCGCGTCTCCCCAGGTGATGAAGCCCTGAGCGTCGAGCCCGAAGTCGAAGTTCCGAGCACCGACCATCGCGCCCATACCGAGGTCGCGCCCCTGCGGCAGGAACCCGACGCCGTCGAGCGTCGTGGCCATGCCGCTGCCGGCCTTCTTCTTCGCCTCGTCGAGGATCTGGAACGCGAGCTTCCGCGCGCTCTTCGCGGCGTCGGCCAGGAGGCTGCTGATCTCCTCCTGCTCCTTGGCCGATTCCTTGGCCGCCTTCGCCGACGCCTTCCGGGCTTCCTCCTCCTCGGGGCCGAGCGTCAGCCCCGACTTGTCGAGGTAGGTCTCCGGGCTCGAGATCCGCGCGAGCTCCGCGAAGCCGCCGCTCAGACCGGCGATGCCGCCCTCGATCCCGGTCGTGCTGATGCGGACCGGCTTGCTCAGGTAGTTGAAGACGGGGACGATCGACGCAAGGGCCCGGTTCTTCCAGAGCTCCCAGTTTCTCCCGGCCTCGTCGAGGGCCTTGTCCGTCTCCGCCAGGGCCCGCACCTGCTCGGGGCCGAGCGTCTCGATCATCTTGTACGCACCGGACGCGACGTCGTCGAGGATCGGAATCAGGTCCGTCCCGGCCCGCCCGAGGCCGGCCTGGGCTGCCGCGGACTTGATCGCGGGGTCTTCGATGCCCGCCACCGCCTGAGCGAACGCCTGGAGACGCTGCTCCTGCGTCATGAGGTCCCAGCCGGTGATGTCGATCCCGAACTTTGCGATGTCCTTCCCCCCGGACGCGATCTCCGCGCTCAGGGCCTTCATGCCCTTCCGGAGCGCCTCGGGGGCGATCTGGGCCTCCGTCATGACCTGGGAGAGCTGCTGGACGGTCTCCATCCCGAGGCCCGTCGACTTCGCCGTGTTCGACCACTCCTCCGCCTTGTCCGCGAGCTCGGCGACCGCGGTGTACGCCTTCGTCCCCGCGAAGGCCACGGCACCGAAGGCGCCAGCGGCCACGACGCCCGCGGGACCGAGCGCGGAGAGGGCCCCGGCCACCCCGCCGCCCGTCGTCAGCGACGCGAACGCCGCCCCGAACTTCGACCCGATCCCGGTCAGCCCCGAGAGGCTCGCTGGCACCTTCGCGCCCGCGGCGGCCAGTTGGTTGACCTGCAGCGTGACCCGGCCGAGCTGGGCCCCCGTGAGATTCGCCGTGCCGCCCAGCCCGCGAACGGCGAGCTCCAGCGCCTTCATGTCCGCGGTGGGCCGCGCCGCCGTGACCTTGTCGAGTTGGCCCTGGACGGCCTTGAGCTCGACCCCCATGCGGCCCGCCGCCTGGGCCGCGTCCCTCAGGGACTTCTGGAGGACACCGCTCCCGCCCGTGAGTTCGACGCGCAGCGTACGCAGCGTGTCACCGGCCATGGGTGGCAGCCCCTCCTTCGCGGCGGTGGAGCTTCAGCCCGGCGGCGGAGGCCCACGCCATGACGTTCATGCGGACCTCTTCGGGGGTTTGCTGGGCACGCGGGGAGGCTTCACCGACGAGCGTCTTCAGGCTGGGAAGCTGCTTCGATCTCATCAGCGCCGCCATGTACCAGGCCTCCCGCAGTGAGAGCCGCGCCGCGTGTTCCTGACGCCACAGCGCGCCCTTCAGGAGGATCGAGAGCTCGCGGAGCGTCGCCGCGTTCACCTCCTCCGGTGTGATGCCCGCTCGGGCCGCGTCTAGGAAGACGTCGGCCCACCGGAAGGGCGGGGCTTGCCTCCCTTCTTCGGATCGACCGGCTCCTTCTCGGGCAGCGCCCAGCGGACCGCCTCCTCGATCGTGCGCTCGCATCGGGGCATCCCGAGCTCCGTCATGATGTCGCCCGCCTCCTCGATCGTGATCTCGGGCTGGTGCGCCAGGAGCCCGTGGTAGATGACCATGCGCGGTCGCTTGAAGCCGGAGAGCTGCTGGAGGGCGAGGGCGAACTCCTCGTCCTTGTCGGCGAGGCCGAAGTCGTTCTGAATCGCGATCATCTCGTTCACGCCCAGGCGGAAGGTGAGCTTCTTCCCTCCCGCCTGGATCTCGACCTCGCCGTGCAGGTTGTTGGCCATGGTGGACCCCCGGCTACGAGATCTCGGGGAAGGTCCGGACGTTCAGGCCGGCGAGCGTCAGGGTGATCGTTGCGGTCAGCGGATCGTTCGGCCCCAGCTTCGGCTTGAAGCCGCTCACGAAGGCGGGGAAGATGTCCGTCTCCATCCCGTCGGGGAAGGAGAACTTCCAGTTGGCCACCGCCCTCGATGCCTTCAGGGCCATGATCCGCTGGTGGATCTCGTACACCGCGGGGTTGTAGTTCACGTCGAAGGTCGCCTCGCCCGCGTCGATCATGCCGGCGATCTTCTCCTTCACGCCCCCCGGGCTCTCGAAGTGCGAGACGTCGTGCGTGTCCACCTTCTCGTCGGGCGGCTCGAACCCGGTCAGGTCGTAGACCTGGTCGAAGGTCTCGGGGGGGCCGTCGCCGTTGCCGAGCTCCAGCTTGGAACCGTATCCGGTGACCGCCTGCGTGGCATGTTCCGCCATGACTTACGCTCCTTCCGTGGACTCCGCGGCGGGTTGCCGCGCAAACGAGATGTCGTGCTCGAGGTTCTTGATGAGGGAGGCCTGCGCCGCCTCCTGGAAGGCGGCGAGCTTCTTCTCGAAGACGTGCGGCAGCGACGGGCCCTGCAGCTCGATGATCGCGAGCCGCTTCTTCGCCTTGCGCTTGAAGACCCCGCGGTGGCCGCTCTTCATCGTCGCGATGAAGGCGTCCGGCACCCGACCGCGGCCCGTGGGGAGCCGGTACGACACGCCCTTCCCGCGCCCGCGCGAGGGTTCCGGGCCGCGGGCCTGGAAGGCGACCAGGGGGAGCCGTCGGCCCTTGATCGTCAGCCGCACGAGCGGGAACGACCGCGTTGCCTTGTCGAGGGCGATCTCGCGCTTGACGTCCTTCGCCGCGAGGCCGGTGTCCGCCGTGATCGCCCGCACCATCGCCGTCTGCCCGCTGACGCCGGCACGGTTGAGCGCGCGCGCCAGGATCGCCGGCGCCTGGTCGGCCATGCTCTCGAGGTCCTTCTGCAGGGCCCGGATGTCGGCCTCGAAGCGGTAATCGTTGCTCACGCGCCACCCCCGCCCCACCGCTCCTCGAAGTTGGCGATGTACTCGACCGAGGCGCCGACGTACGTGCTCCCCTCGCGGCGCTTGATGGTCCGGATGACGCCGCGCTCGAGGCCCCGGGGAAGGGTGCCGTACGGCTTTCCGTCCTCCCCGACCACGCCGAGGAAACGATCGACGGAGCCGTCGGCCTCGATCTCGACGGCCTCCTTGATGTCGGCGATGATCGCCTCGATCGCGAGCAGCGGATCGTTGAGGCCGGCTGGAACGACCGCCCATATCTCGATCGGCGTCCGCGTCCGAATGAGGCCCCCCGCGGCCTGGGGGCTGTCGTCTTCGACCAGCACGGCGAGCGCCTCGGGCGGATCGTCTTCTCCAAAGGTCGGGGCCTCCCCAACGAACATGTGCTCGCCGGCGTCGGTGTTGTAGCCGTTCGCCTTCGTGATGAACTCCAGGCGGCGGACGAGCTCGCCGATCGCGGCCTGGCGCTTGCTCGATGGAAGGGGCATCAGCTTCCCTGCTCATGCGGGACCACCCAGACGCGGTGGTGGTCCGAGTCGAAACGCTCCATGGAGTCGGTGGCCCACTCCCGAGCTTCACCGCCCTCGTACTCCGCCATGCTGACGATCGTCCCGCGTGGAACCTGCGGCACCTCACTCGTGGGCAGCACGAGGACGCGGCGCGCCTCGGACCGTCGAAACTCCGGCCCGACGCCGACCTGCTCGATCGTCGACGGGAGCCAGAAGGCTCGCGTCTCGACCGGGTCGCCGCCGGGCGGAGTCACGACGGCCGGGAGCGCGAACGCGCTCAGGGCCGATTCGAGCGAGGGCCGCAGGTCCATCGCGGGCTGCGGCTACGACGCGAGCGTGACCTTGACCACCGCGTCGGGCCGCAGGCAGATGGCCAGCGGGTTCGACTGCGTATGCAGCTTCACCCAGCGGTTGAACTCGTCGTCGATCGCCTGCTTTGCGTAGACGGGCAGGCCGACCGTGTTGACGGTCTCGACGAAGTCGGCGGGCGCGAAGTAGGTGGCGAAGATCGACGTCCCTTCCGGGAAGACGTAGGCTTCGCCGGCGGGGATGAACGGCGTCCCGCCCAGGCTGCCGCGGTAGTTCTCGAAGGTGACACCGCCGTAGAGGAAGCCGCTCCGGAGGTCGCCGCGCAGGAGGGCGGATTCCTGGTACTTCAGGGACTCCTTGATCGAGTCGGCCTCGATCAGGGCATCGAAGAAGTCGTCGCCGCAGAAGGCGCGGTAGCCCGAGACGACCTCGGCCCCGAGCACGCCCTCGATCTGCCGCTGCGCCGCGACCGTCTGCGCGCGGACGTCGCCGGCGAGGTCGAACTCCGCGTCGGACTGGGAGACGCCGAAGGCGGTGAACAGGTTGAGCAGGGTGGAGCCGTCGGCGTCGAGCACGAGGCCCTTGATCGCGCCAGCGCGCAGGTGCTCGAGAGTAACCTCGTGCATCGCGCGCAAGTCGGCCAGGCGCTCGTTGACGATCTGCTGGACGCCCTGCGCGGCGTCCGGCGAGCCGAACGCGCGGACGTTCTGCACCTCGTCGGCCAGGATGGTCGACTCGCGCTCCAGGTGCGGCACCACGAAAGAACGGGCCGTCCGCTTCTCGGCGCCGATCGTCGAGCCGGGGCCGCCGCGTGGCGAGGTCTGGATGAGCGACAGGCGGCCGTTCTTCTCCTCGACGACGACCGTCGTCGTGGTGATGCCGCGCTCGCGGAAGAGGCCCAGCGAACCGATCCGGCCGGGCTTGTACGGGGCCTTGAGGATCGCGTCGGTCAGCGACGCGAGCGAGAAGGCGTCGGTGCGAAAGATGTCCAGCATGGTTCTTTTTCCTTTCCTCTTCCCTGGCGCCCTCAGTCGCGCGCCTTGATCCCGACGGCCGCGAGGTGGGTGAGCCCCGCGTCGTCGTCGGCGCCGTCGCCCCAGACCAGATCCGCGGAGCGGACCTCGGCGCAGAAGTCGATGACCACGCCAGCCATCGCGACGGGCGCGTTCGTGGCGTTCACCAGCTCCGCGTACAAGACGCCGGCCGCCGTCTCGCTCCCGTCCGAGGCCGAGTCGTCGTACGGGGCGTAGTGCCCCGTGCCCGAGAGCTGGCCGAGGACGGTCCCCGGGGCCAGCGTGGTCGCCGCCGGGACGTCGACCGTGACGTTGTCGCGGCTGATCGTGCCGGGCGCCTCGGCGAGGATGAACTCGCCCGTGTTCTTACCTTCGGTCAGGCTCATCAGCTTCTCCTTCTCCTCAGTTCTTCGCCGCCGGCAGCCGGAGGCGGTTTCGCTCGGCGTACACGGCCACGACGTCGATCGCGGGCTTGTGCTTGGTTCCGTGGTCGGGATCGAGCCCGGCGTCGATCTCGACCTTGTCGAGCTTCGCGGTGATCTTCGTGAGGTGGTCCCGCACCTGCTCGACGGTCATGCCGCCCGAGACGTAGCCGGCGGCGAGGTCGTCCTGCTTCGCCTTCGCGCAGAGGGCGCGGATCTCCGTCGCACGGGCCTCGGCCGCCGCGCGCGCCTGCTTCTCGGAGGACGCCCGCGCCCGCACGGCTTCGAGGGTGAGGCCCTCGCCGATCAGCGCCTGGGCGAAGGCCAGGTCGAGCCCGGACTCGCCGCAGAGCCTGACAACCTCGGCCGCGTCGGCCACTGCCGGCGTGGGCGTGGGGGCAGGCGCCGGCTTTGGGCCGTCCTTGGGCTCGTCCTCCGGCCGCAGCAGCGCCTTGACTCGGTCCGCGTACTTCTCCGGGATCTTGAGCTTCCCGGCGGCCCGCGGATCGATCGAGGCCGCCGCCCGCAGGCCTTCGATCTTCTCGTCGGCGAAGCCGTTGGCCAGCGCCTCGTCGGCGTCCATCCAAGTCGTCGCGGCCAGCATCGCGGCGATCTCCCCGGCCGAGAGGTCCGTGTGCCACTGGTAGGTCGGGATCAGGCTCGCGTCCCTGAACTTGTCGAGGTCGGCCGCAGCCTGCCGCATCTCGGCCGCGTTGCCGACCGCCACCGTCCACGGGTCGTGGATCATCAGGAGGCCGTTGTCCGAGATTCGCGCCGGCTCCCCCGCCATGACGATCAGCGACGCCGCGGAGGCCGCGAGGCCGTCCACGATCGTCTCGACGGTGCGCCCCTTCGCACGCTCGGCGCGCAGGGCGTTGGCGATGTTCACGGCGCCGAACACATCGCCGCCCGGGCTGTTGACGTGGACGCGGAGGGTCTTCACGGAGGGGGGCAGCTTCGCGAGCTCGTCGACGAACTGCTTCGCGGTGACGGGGGTGTCGGTCCCCAGCCAGTCCTTGATCCAATCGTCGACCCAGTCGCCGATCACGTCGATGATGTGGATGTCCGCGACCGTCTCGTCCTCGGCCTGTAGCCGGACCTGCATCCACTCCCTCATGCGGTCTCTCCCTTGGCTGACTTCTCTGCGCTGCCCATCGCCACGATGACGGGCTGCGTCGCATCCTGTCGGCAGTCGGACTCGTAGGTCAGCCCGAGCGAATCCGCGCGATCGTTGTCCGCCTTCTGTTGGCGGTCGATCTCCTCGGCGTCGTCTCCCTGCTCCGCGACCGCCTGAGACCGAGACAGGAGACCCGCCCGGATCGCCGCCTTTGTCGCTTCGACGTCCTGCACCGGGTGGATGTACTTCCAGCCCTGCGCCTTCCACTCGACGGACGCCCAGGGCTCGGAGTCGTCGAGGAACGCTGCGGCGATCGGAAGCGCGCCACTCAGAAACACGCGGAAGAGCCACGCGGCCCACACAGGCCGGCAGAGCTGGAAGGCGACGATGTGCTCTTGCCGGGTCTGAATCTGGCGCCGGAACTCGTGGAGGATCACCCGGACCGTCCGGTCGTTCACCCCCGTCATGTCGCCGGTGAGCACCTCGTACGGCACGCCCGTCGCAGCGGAGACACTCATGAGCTGCTGCCGCATGTAGCTGGGGTAGGCCGGGCCCACGTCGGGCGGGTCAGAGAACTCCACCTCTTCGCCTGGCGCGAGCTCCTGGAAAATGCCGGGCTCGAGGCTCAGGATCTGACGCCCGTCCGGGCTCGTCCCGTCCGGAGCCCTCCCGGTCAGGGGGTGGACGTCCGCTCCCGCGCCGTCGACGGTCGGGCGCTTCACGAAGCCAGCGAAGAGGTTCGCGATCTGCTGACGAAGGAGCGTCGCGTCGTCGAACTTGTCGAGCTCGTAGAGCCGCAGGAGGGCCTGGGTCAGGTGCGGCAGGCCGCGAATCTGGCCGGGGCGAAGAGGGTCGTACAGGTGGACGACGCTGTCCGCCGGCACGCGCCGGAGCTGGCCCGGGTCGAAGTCCATGAGGTCGCCAGGGCGCGACGGGTGAAACCAGTACGCGGCGCGCTTGCCGATCCCGTCGAACTCGATCCCGGCCCGGACCCGGTTGCCGTTGGGCGCGGTCGCGTCGTAGGTGTACGGGCACAGCTCGGGCTCGAGGACCTGGACCTGGAGGGGTACGTGCAGACCGTCGCTGGGGAGGCGGGGGCGGAGGCGGATGAAAACCTCGCCCGCCTCAAGCCAGGACCGGACGGCCTGCGCCTGCTGGCCGTACCAGTCGAGGAGGCCGTCGGCATCGCTCTCGTCCGTCCACCGGAGCCAGAGGGCTTGGACGGCCTTCCGGAAGTCGGCGTCGACCGCCTTCGAAAGCGGCTTGATCCCGGTCCCGACGATGTTCGTGACGAGCTTGTCGATCACGCCCTTCGCGTAGCCGTCGTTCCGGACGGCCTGCCGGGACCGGTCCCTTAGGGTCGAGAGGTTCTGGAGGACGGCGATGTTCGGGGAGACCGTGGGGGCGCGCCATCCGAGGGTGCGCCGCGAAGACGAGCCGGCCTCGTAGACGGAGGCGCGGACCTTCGGCGCAGTCACCTTGACGCCGCGGCCGAGGGGGAGGGCGAGCTGCGCGGCGGCGGCGGTCGCCACCTACAAGAGCCCCTTCGTCGCCACGATCAGGGTCTGCTTCGGTCGAGAGGCGCTCGTGACCGTCGCCAGTTGCCGGGCGATCGCGTCACGGGCCTTCTGCAGGTCTGCGATCGAGCGATAGGTGACCGCGCGGTCGGCGAACATCACGTAGCCCTCGGGCCGCGCGATCGCGGCGTCGATGGCTGCGAGTCTGGCTTCGAGCTCGGCCTGCGTGTCCGCCATCCCGAACCGAAGGATAGGGCCGGTTTTCGGACGGACCGGGGTCGGTGAAATGGTGAGAGGCTATGGTGAGAGGCTATGGTGAAAGGGGCTTGACAGGGGTTTCCGTTCCGCGTCGTTCGCGCGCTATCCTGGGGATCCGACCGCCCTCGAGCTCGCGCACGACCTCGGCCGGCACCCAGAGGCACAGCCGCGGATGACTCCCCTGTCGCGCGAGGTGGCAGCGGGCCCGGAACGGACGGAGTTGTCTCCACGCTGTCAGCCGGGCGACGTGCAACGCGGCCGCGACCTCGCCAAGCGTGAACCAGGCCTTCTCGGTCATCGCGCTCGGGCCCTCGCGGGGACGCCGCGTCCCCAGCCGGGTCGGGGCGGGCGTGGGGGCTGGGGGACGGGGGCGGGCGGCGGGCCTCCGCCCGCTTCGCGCTCGAGCTGTCGCCAGATCCGGACCAGGCGCTGCAGCCGCATCGAGGCCGGCCCCAGGTTGAAGACGGCCCGCCGCAGGCTGCTCTTCAGGTGCACGATGCGGGTCAGCGCCGGATCGAAGGAGGCCCACGACGAGTCCTCCAGGTTCCACTCGACGCAGGGCAGCTTCAGGACCCGGAGGTCGAGCCGATCCACGATCCCCCCCTCCAGCATCGCGCCCAGGGCGGCCTGGTTACACCCGCCGTAGGTCCGTCTCCACCGCTGGTGCTCCTGTGGCGCCTCGAGGAGCCGCACGTTCTCCCGTTGCCACGCCGCGGCAAACTGGCGCGACGCCTCGCCCACCCGCAGAAACACGACGCCGCTGTTGAACGGGAAGCGCGAGGTCGTCTTCACGGTGTAGGCCAGGTCGAATTCCGCGTCCCACACGTCGTCGAGCGGGCGCAGGACCATCGTGTCGGAGTCGATCAGCAGGATCCGCTCCCCGTCCACCGCCGCCGCGATGACGTCCGCCCAGGCGTCCATCTTCATCGTGTTGTGGGCGTGGCTCGCGATCCCAAGGGGGCTCCGCCTCGGCGCCGGATTGATCCTCTGGACCTCGACCTCCCAGCCCGGGCAGTGCCGACGCGCCGTGAACTCCAACACGCGCGCCATCCTGGAAAACTGCTGGTTCTCCCCGAACCAAGGCGAGACGAGACGGGGGGCGCGGAGGCTATCGGCCAAGATAGGAGCTCCTCGAGGCGCGGCGCTCGTTCGGTTGCGCGGGTTTCGTGGGCGCTGAACCCGAATCGCCGCCGCTCCCCGGCTTGGGCACCGGCGTCGCCGCGAGCGTCTCGGCCATGTGGCGGATGTTCGGGTTCAGGAGCCGGAACGCCGCGAGGGTGAGGACCGCGGTGTCGAGCGCTTCGTTCCGCTCCCGGTCCTGGACCCACACGCTATGGGTCGCGACGCCGGCCTTGTTCTTCCGGGTCTCCCGGTGCTCGGCGCAGAGCTGAGCGAGGTACTCCTCGTCTATCCGTTCCGGGAAGTGGAGGTAGCCGGGTCCGGGCGCGGCGAGCGCGAGGGCCGCCATGATCTCCGCCTTCGCGTCGTCCACGTTGACGGGATAGAGGCGGACGGGCCGGCCGCGGCGCCCGTAGGTCTTCTCGTTTACTCGGCCGATGATCGGCTCCCCCGAGCGCCCGGCGACGCCCTTCGTCGCGAAGATCCGCCGGTGCTGGTGCGCGAGCACGAAGTCGTAGATTTCCTCGGTGGCGTAGCCTGAGTCGATGCAGCTCGCGTGGATCGGGAGGAGATGCCCCGAGGCGTGCCGGTATCGGGCGCTGAGGGCCTCGAGGAGGGCCGCCTGGGTCTCGGCCCGCTTCGGGCTCCCGGGGATCGAGCGCCAGTCGACGACCCACCGCTCGCCGGCCGGCCCCCAGGCGACGACCTGCAGCGCGAAGTAGTCGACCTGGACGTCAACGCCGGCCGTGAGGCACGGGGCCTCCGCCGGGACCTCGACGTCCTCGCCGTAGGACTCCCGCCGCCCGAGGAAGCTCTGCGGCTCGAGCCGCGCACCGCGGTCCTCCCAGCCCTCGGCGAGCGACGTGTTGATGAACACCCGGAGGGCTTCCTTCCCGCGGGCCCGGGCGGACAGCCACTTCGCCACCAGGCCCGGGAGGGTGACGTCCCCGAGGGTCGAGACCATCGCCGGGAGATGGAAGCCGGCGAGGCCGGGCTCGTCCGCCTGGCGCGTCGCCCGCCACTCGCCCCGCGCGACCATCGCCCGCCGCTCCGGCTCGCGCATCCGGGCGCCGCAGGGGCACTCGAGGCAGGCGCTCTCGGCGTCCTCGCCGTCGAAGACGACCCGGAGGTGCTTGGGGTCATTCCAGGAGATCCAGTCCTCCCGGCCGCAGGTCGGGCACGCCACGAAGTATCGCCGCTGATCGCTCCGCGCGTAGAGGGTGTCGATCCGCCCCCCCATGAGGGTGGGGGTCGAGACGAAGACGGTGAGGGCGTCGTAGAAGCTGGTCCCGCGGTTGATGAGTAGGTCGACGGGGTCACCCTCCTCGCCGACGACCGCGGGCCACCGGTCGACGTCGTCGCCGATGCCAAGGCGGATCGCACTCCGGGCGAACGGGTTCGGGCTGTTGGCGCCGCCGAGGATGATGAAGCCACCGGGGAACATCTTCATCGTCAGCGTGCTTTCGGCCTGTTGGGCAACCGTCCTCGGCTGCGCCTTGTCGCGGACGACCGCAGCGAGCTCGGGGGTCGAGCGGATCATGTCCGCCAGCCGTTCCTTCGAGTAGGCCTGGGCGACCTCGACGGTCGGGTGGATGACCAGCATCGGGCAGGGGTCGTGGTGGACGTGGTAGCCGATGACGTTGTTCAGCGCCTCCGACCCGCCACTCTGCACGCTCTTCATCAGGGCGATCTTCCGGATCCCCTCCTCGCGGGTCGCGTCCATGATCCCCATCAGGTACGGCGCGACCTCGTTGTGCCACTTCCCGCCGCGGGCCGCGCTGGTCTCCGGCAGCATCCGGTACCGGTCAGCCCACTCGCTCACCGTCAGGCGGGGCGGGGGCTTCCACGCCGACGCCCACTCTGCCGTGAGGGTCGCAGAGCTCATGCGGGGATCTCCTGGAGGACGGCCGCCCCCAGAGCGGCGTCCCACCGCCCGAGCTCCTCGAGCGCCTCGACGACGAGCGCGTAGAGGGCCGACTCGTTCTCACGAGCCACGATTCCCCGCATGACGGCCTGGTGAGGCGTCGACAAGAGCCGCGCCTTCGCCGCGGTGATGTGGGCGCGTCCCTCGGCGACGGCGGCCGTTCGCTCGACGAGCTGGCCGGCCCGGACGAGGTTCTCCCGCTCCCACTTCTGCGCCTGGGCATCCGCCAGCCGCGCCCGGGCGGCCCCGAGGCTCAGGTTCGCATCCGGCCGATCCCCCTTCCCCCTCACCCACGCCCGCAGGGCCTCGAGGTCGTACATCGCCGAGTGCCCGCGCCGCCCCGGCATCGCCACCGGCGCCCCGTCGGCCGCCCACTTGTTGATCCGGTTCGGCGCCACGTCGAGCTCGCGCGCGGCCTCGGCGCGGGTCACGAGGCCGCCTGGCCGGCTCCCGACGGCCGGGAGGGTGCCTCGGCGGGCCGACTTCCGGCGGGGACGACCGCCCCTGGGGCCTCGGCGGGCCTTCGTTGCCGGCAGTTTCTTCGTCTTCGCGCCGGCCTTTCGGTGTCTCCTCAAACCCTTAATCCTCTAGGACTTAGCTGAGACGGCCGCTTCCCCCGCGCCCGCTTGACCCGCTCCAGGGTGGGGGGGCCCCAGGGTCCCTGGAAGTCCTGACGTATCAACACGTTGGCGCATCGCGCCCTAATCCCAATTGGCTCATGCACTTACGCCGCCCCATCGTGGCAGCACGCGCCCCCTCCAGTTCGCGCGGCAGGGGTCGCCCAGGTGCAGGACGTAGAAGTCCAAGAGGCCGACCTTGTGCGCGAAGCTGCCGCGGAAGACCAGGTCGTACTTGCCCGCGGTCTTGAAGCTGCCGAGGGCTTGGCCCGGGTAGTAGCGGAAGAGCTGGAAGTAGCCGAGGCAGGCCTTGGCCGCCTTGCGGATGGTCGACTTGTTCGCGCCACGGACGATGGCGGGCGCATCCATGCCGCGATCACGGGGGAGCATCAACGGAAGCGCCCCCCGCTTCGTCTGGCCCCCGCGGTGCGCCTCGAGATCGGCCGCTGTCGCGCAGAGGTAGCGGGCGCAGCCGTAGATGGCGCCCGGCCTGAGCCTGTCGGCCGGGAGGTGGCCGAACGGGTAGACGTCGGCGTCGGCGACGAGGCAGCGTTCGCCCATGGCGGGCGGGCCGAGGTTGCCCCGGCTGGTGATGCCGAGCGCCTCGTCGAGGGCGGCGGCCTTGTCGAAGGCGTGCCCGTGCGCGTACCACGCCTCGGTGATGTGGAGGCGGGCGCCGAGACGGGCGGCGAGAGCCTGCGTGTCGCGGTCCTTGGGCGCGGTGACGACCGTGATGCTGGCGAAGGGGAACATGGCTTGCCAGGCGGGCAACGTGACCGCGAGGAAGTCGGCGTAGTCAACGGCCGGGACTACGATGCGCACGCGAGCACCCTATTCTCGAGCAGCACCTCGTCGGGCCACATCTCCAGCACGCGGAAGTCCGGAAGCATCTCGAGGATCTCGCGGAGGGTGGCTTGCCCCTCGTAGAGCTCGTCGTCGGACCACTCGGTGTAGAGGTAACGGGTGCGCTCGAGGACGTCGTGCGCCCCGCGGATCATCTCGCGCTCCGCGCCCTGGATGTCAGCCCAGATGAGCGCGACGTCCCCGACTCCCTCGCGAGCGCAGAAGCTGTCGAGGGTCGTCGTGTGGACTTCGATCGTCTCCCCGAAGGTAACGGGGTAGCGCCTGAAGTGGTTCTTGGGCAGCTTGAGCGAGGACGAATAGGTCCACTCGCGCCCCCATCCCCCCCGGCTCAAAACGAACGGTGCCACCCCATCGCGGTCCGAAACGGCGAGCTCGTGGACGACGACGTTCGGCCTGGGCGGCTGGGTGTTGCGCGGATCGGGCTCGAAGGCGTGGACCGTGGCCCCCGGGACCTGGGCGAGCCATGCTGTGTCGGTGCCCTGGTGCGCCCCGAGTTCGAGGAACACCTTGGCTTCCGGGCGGGCGAACGTGCGCTCGACCCACTCCCGGATGGCGAACGGGTTGCGGCTCAGGCGCCGCCCTCGCGCCTCGATCCCGGCGCGCACGCCGCGCGACAGCGCCAGGCAGGAGTCGTAGTCGTCCCCTGCCCTGGAGATGCCGGCGACGCGCGAGAGCTCCTTGACGCAGCGGCTCCAGGTTGCCGTGGTCCAACGACGCGGATGCTTCGCGTGGAAGGCAACGGGGAAGTCCACACAGCAGACCGGCAGGCCATGCGCAGCGAAGACGTGCGGGAGCCAGTAGTCCCAGGCCGGTTGCCCCATGCTGAGGAAGGACTCGGGGAAGAGCGCGCCGTCGCGGCCGTGGAGGAGGAAGGCGTCGATCCCGTAGTGCTCCCGCGCTGCGGGCGCGGCGGTGCCGTTGTGGTTGTGCCGGATGAAGTAGGCGAGCCCGCGGTCGGACAGCCAGCGCAGGCGCTGCATCTCCCACGGGGCGAGCCTCAGCTCGAGATCCGCGTTCACCAGGAGGACGGGCGCGTCCTGGTCGCGGGCCCAGTTCAACAGTGCGTTGATCGGCACGTAGTGGCGGCCGAAGGTCTTGATCGAGGTGTTCTTCACCGGGACGAAGTCCACGTCGTAGAGCTTGGCGAGGGCGGCGATCTCGGATGGATGGTTGAAGGACCTGACGGAGAGCCCCGCGGACGCCCAGGATCGCAGGGCCAGACGCTGGACCTCCACGCCTCCGTGGGGCGACAGCGACGTCAGGGCGTAGATGGGGTCGGGGCTCGGCCTCACGTCTACTCCCCCCGGGGGGTTCGTTTTTCGCGGCTGCGCCTCCCGCAGCCCATGGACGGGCGACTGCGGGAGGGCCAGCGCTTCGCGGGGGCGATGGTCAACGGCTCGCGCCTCAGTAGAACGGGAACGCGCGGCCGCTGCCGGAGTTGTAGTAGAGCGCGACGTCGTTCGCGCTCAGACCACGGGACCAGATGGCGAGGCCGTCCATGACGGTGTTGAGGTACTCGCCGCTTCTTCCTCCGACCGTGAGGTCGGCCGACGAAGAGCGCACGTTGTAGGTCAGGTCTCCGCAGGTGAAGGCGGCATTGTTGACGGAGATGCACGCCTGAGCCTTGCCGTAGGGGCCGTAAGGGCTCAACTTCCAGACCACGAGGGCCCACTGGTCGAGGGGGATCGCGCTCGCGTAGGTGTAGCTTTGCCCGGTGTCCGTCTCGTCCTCCCAGGCGTCCAATTCCGGTTTCCCAGCGTTGAGCCGCAGGATGATTCCGGAGCTGTCGCTTGCTGTCCCCGATCCGTCCGTCGTGGCGAGGACGGTCTGCAGCCCTGACGCCGTGCTCTGGTAGAGCCAGACCGCGACTGTGAAGTACGACGTGAACATGTTCGAGCCGAAGCGCGGGATGCGGAACTGGCTCGACGTGGTGTTGAAGTTGCCGGCGCTGTAGGAGGATCCCGTCCAAGCCATGTGTGTGGCGTTGCGGTTCACGCCGGCGGCCCCCATCTCGTACAGCGGCGTGTTGGCGTAGGAGCCGAAGCGCGTCGAGTCGGTCGCCTCTTCGAAGTTCCACCACTCGACCAGGCCGCGGCACAGGACCGACTGCTGCGGGTCGCAGATGCCGACGGCGGCCTCCGCGGGGCGAGGGGCGAGGGGCGTGTGGGACGGGGCCAGCATGAGCGCGGCGACGATCCCCGCCGCGAGGAGTCCGACCCGGATTGCCTTCTTCATGGTTTCTTTCCTCCCTTTCCTTCGTTTCGTGTGGAGTGGCCGCAGCGCCTACGGGTTGGCAGTGAACGGGTAGGCGCGGCCGGAGCCGGAGTTGCAGAGCCAGGAGACTTCCCCCGCGCTCAGGGTGCCGGAGAAGATGCTGAGCTGGTCGAACTTGTAGGCTGAGATCCTGTCCATGTTCCCGATCCGGAAGTCGCCCAGGAACACCTGCGGCGGGTAGGTGATCGTCTGCGTCGTCGCCGCCCCGCCGTTCACGCGGATCCACAGGGTCGACTGATAGGGCTCGGTGGTCGTCGGGCTCGCGTAGATCCCGAACGAAACGAAGTACCACGTCGTCGCGCTGAGAGTCGTCGAGTCCTCGACGTAGCTCACAGTGTCGGTCATCGACTGCTTCACGGTGAAGCGGAAGTGGTGGACCGAAGACGTGTTTGTGTCGGACAAGTAGGAACCGACCTTCGTCCCGCTGTCGTCATACGTCCCGATGAGAGTGCTCGTGGCCCCGAGCGAGTCGGCGTACAACCAGACGTTGGCCGTGAACGACGTGCCAAGCGACGGCGACCGCGGGATGTAGAGGTACTCCGTCCCGGATCCGGTGTCGGGGGCAAGGGAATAGGAGCCGGTCTTGTGCGTCGACGAGCGGGCGAGGTCGTAGCCTCCCCGCTCGAGGAAGGGCGCCGTCCCCGTCTCGCTGGTCCGGTCGTAGTTCGCGGCCTCCTCGAACTCGTAGAGGGCGACGAGGGAGGCGCACATCTTCGCCTTGGCGGGGTCGCACAGGGTGTAGGTGCGGTCGGCGGCGCGGGCCGGGAGCGCGAGCGCCAGGAGCGCGGCGACCGCGTACAGCATGAGTCTCTTCTTCATCGTCTTGTCCTCCTTGTGCGTGTCGGCCATCTCGATCCCCCTCCCCGGGGGTGGTAAAAAGATTCCGCTACCAAGTAGCCACGGGATGTGCTAGGGTTTCCTCCGTGGGCACGAAGCGACTGCGGCGGACGGTTTCGGTGTGGGACTGCCGGTGCGAGAGGTGCGGGCACGAGTGGCGGGCGATGGGGGCGAAGGCGCCGACGTCGTGCGCCCGGTGCAAGAGCAAGAGCTGGAACACGCGGCCCGGGACCGTGAAGCCGGGGCCGAAGGCGAAGGGGGATCGGTGATGGAAACCGGCCCGATATACGGCATCCTCGGCGTAATCTCCGCCGTGTTGGTTATCCTCTTGCTGGAGCATTACGACCCGACGTTTCGGCATAGCAGTAAGTCGCGGAAGCTGGCATGGTTTGTCCCGATCCTCATCGTGTCCAGCTTCATGGTCTGGTTCTTCGAGTGGCTCAGGTCTCCCTAGCGGTACTGGGTAGGGCATCCGGCCTCGGCCAAGATCTTTCGAGTGGCTGGATCCATCCGAGCATCCATGGCGCTGGCGTTGCTATAGGCGGCGATACCGAGACCCGAGAGTCCCGCCGCCATGGGGGCTGCAGCAGCGAGGTCGGCCGCGAGGGTGGTGGGCGCTATTAGGACGCCCGTGCCGGTCCCCAGGATCACGGCCCGTTGGGCTTCCTGCGGGGTCACGCCGCCGCGCGACGCCCAGAACCTCATCGCAGACTGTCCCCAACTGTTCCATACCGTTGCGACGTAGTTGTTCGCGTACGACACCGACCGATAAGCCGCACGCGACTTGTTCCCCGTCATCAGCTCCTCGGCAGCGTTGACGAGCTCGGGCCCGTTCGGCGTGACCTGAACCGTGTATCTGTCGGTTGCGAAGGAGTACGCGGCGTAAAGCAAGGCGGCAGCACCCGCGTACCATACCCAGGTCGGCAACTCTCCGCTGTTGACGACGGACTTTGCTTCTGCCGAGGCGCGTGGCGTTGAACCCTGCGATGAGTAGACTGTCCCCCTGTTGGGAGTCGGACACATGGGGCTCACGGGCGCTGGCGTGGCCACGGGCGCGGGAGTGGCCACTGGCTCTGGCGTCACGGGGGGCGCATCGGGCAGACACGAATACGTGGGCTGGTCCCAGTGCGAGCCGTCAGGGCACCCGCCCTCGTTCTTGTCTCTCCCGCCACCGCCAGTCGTTCCGTTGTTCCCTCCGGTGGGTGACGGATATCCCTGACCGGCGCCGGAGTGGGGAGGACCAGCATTCACGTCTACCTCGACCCGGTGCCCACCCCAGGGATCTGCGCAGTAGACTGCGCATCCCCCCCACGAGCACGCCTCTCCCCAGGGATACGTCCCCTCTGGGCATATCCCAGGGGGCAACGTGAAGGCCGGCGGTGGAGGTGCCAGCAGAAAGATCATCGCCACGATCACGGCAGTCGAAACACCCTTCATTCGTCGCATTTCTCTCATTCCTCCTTCGTTTCCTTCGGGTCGCCCCCCCCGCCTTTTTCGCGCGTCGCCGCCGCGTAACGCGGGCATCCCGGATAGCCGCACCCCACGTCCCCCAGGAACGAGAGCTGCTGCTCCAAGTCCGTGTTCCGGACCTCCAGCACCGTCGCCCGGTTCTCGAGCAGGGCGATCCGCGGCACCGCCTGCGCGATGACGTGGACCTCGTTCGTCAGGTTGGTGATCGCCTGCGCCAGATCGCGGAACAGCGTGGCGACGTTGTGGTCCATGGTCCCCAGGCGCTGCTCATGCCTGTCGACGAGATCCTCGACGCGCCGGAGCCGCAGGTCCTGACTCGGCCCGCTCCACCCGCGCGACGCGACAAACAGGGCGACGAGTAGCGCGAAGTTGACGATCGGGAAGCCGATGTCGATGGCCGCCACCGGCGGGGCGATCCCCCTCATCATCGCGAGCAGGACGACGAGGAGAACGACGTTCAACGTCGGCAGGCCGTAGCTCAGGACTCGCTTCATCGCTTGGTCTCCGGTGGGGTGTTGTTACGCGCGACGTTGCGCTCCCGCTTCGCGCGGATCGCCTCGGCTCGCGTCATCAGCGCCGCGACCTGCTGCGTCAGCCGCGCGCTCTCGTTGCCGTCGGCGACCCACAACTGGTCCCGCACCAGGTCGATGAGCAGCTTCTGGCGGATGAGCTCGTGGATGAGGCCGTCGACGGCGATGAGCCGGTTTTCGTCGGCCTGGCCCGGCGTCCAGACGTGCAGGCTGTGCCGGATGGCGTCGAGGAGGTAGCGGATTGCCTTGCCCTCCAGCTCGCGCTTCTCGCGGGCGGCGCGCCGCTTCCGGGCCCACCGCGTGGCCAGCGCCCAGGCACCGGCGAGGAGGCCGAGGATCGCCGTGAGGGCCTTCGCCGAACTCTCCAGCTCGACGGTCGTCGGCCAGGCCCAGGCGTGGCTCATCCTCATGCGGCCCAGCCCGTCATGTGCCCGCACCGCACCTACCTGCCGGGCTTCGCGCCTTCGACCTTGGCGGCCGCGACCACCTTGGCGTCGGCCACCTTCTCGGCGGCGACCACCTTCGCGTCTTCGACCTTGGCGGAGGCTTCCATCTTCGCGGTCTCGACGAGGCGCTCCTCCGGGGTCCAGATGGTGCGGTTCGGCGCCAGGTACGTCGTGTTCGTCTTGTAGTTGCCGTAACCCGCCACGCAGGCCGCCCAGGCGATGGCGGCCCACTCCATCCCGATGACCTCGACGCCGCCGGGCGTCTTCTCTGCCTGTGCGGCGGTGTAGAGCGGCATGGCTACCGCGAGCGCGAATCCGATGGACGTGAGAATCCTCTTCATCATTGGACTAGCCTCCAAAAAGTCCGCCAACTTCCTTCGGATGAGCACTCCGGCGATGCGCCACTGGAGCGGCAGCCCCTCCGGCTTCGGGCCGTAGCACTCGAGCATGTAGTTGCTCGTGGCGCGCTGGAGCACGTACAGGTCCCGTGTGGGATAGGCATGGCGCAGCTCGGCGAAGTGCTCGAACCAGAGCCGCTCCCACTGCTCGGGTGTCACTTGGGCGGCGCCAGGTGCACGGCGAGGGCGAACCCCTCGCGGCCCGTCGCGACGATGCGAAAGAGGCGGGCTCGCAGATCGTCCAGCTTCTCGCGCCACCCGCCGTGATCGCCGAAAGCGAATCGCCGCGGCTTCGATCCTGGCGCGCTGTGCTCGTAGACGTAGACCGCGCGCTTCACTCGATCACCACCTCTCCGCGCACTCCGGCCCGCGGCGTGCACGACGGGCCCCCGCGAGTCGATCGGTCACGGGACGACCACCGATCCGCACGCCTTCCCGCTCTGGTCGCAGACCTTGACGGTGCCGCGGCCCATGTAGATCGCCTGCGCCGGGTTCGTGTTCGTCGTGCCGGCACACTCGCAGTTCCCCGGGACACGGCACGGGAACACCTCGACAGTCGGGCTCTCCGCTGACCAGACGGGGACGCCGAAGACGCGCCGCTCGCACGCTTCTCGGTCGGCGGCGCCCTCCTGGCGGACGGGACAGAAGGAGCGGCCGTCGGTGAAGCCGATGCGCGCGCAGTACTCGCGCCCCTCGACCAGGCCCGTCGAGTCGAGGTTGGCGCAGAACGCCTGATGGATCTTGACGTTGAAGCGCGCCGCGGGAGGGGGTGCCGGCTCGCCGCATCCATCGCCCGCCGGGGCGGCGTAGGCTCCGCGGACGGCCTGCGGCGACCAGACCACCGTCCCGGGGCCCGAGGGTGGCCCGGCGTAGACGTGCCAGCCCTCGCGGGGAGTCGTGATCGAGGTGGCGACCGCGATCTCGTCAGTCTCCGGCGTGTGCTGGCCGGAGCAGAGCGCGGCCGCGCGGAGCTCGGCGATCACCTGGGCCTGCCACTCCTGGCGCCCGACGTCGAGGACGCACCTCCCGCCGACCTCGCAGTCGGGGCGGCGCCGGAGCATCGCGGCGTTGACGGCATCGCCGAGCGCGTTGTGGTAGCCCTCGATCGCCGCCCCGGGCTCGCCGTCAATCGAGCAACCGGTCGGCGGCGGGGTGGGAAGAGGCGTCGGGGTCGGGGTAGGCGAGGGGGTGGGGACCGGCGTCGGAGTCGGGACCGGTGTCGGCGTCGGCCCTGGAGTCGGCGACGGCGTCGGCGTCCCGCAGGCCTCGGCTTGCCGGCGGGCCTCCGTGCACAGGGACGAATCCGGGACCGCCGCGCAGGTTGCGACCGCGGCGTCCTTCAGCTTCGAGCACTCGTCGGGGCAGCCCCGGGCACCGACCAGGAACGGCAGCGCGAGGGCGATCAGCAGGAACGCCCCCCCTTGCGTCTTTGACCGCGGCACCTCGACACCCTCCCTCTCCATCACGACCGCCCACGCGATCACGGCCATGAGCGGCAGCGCCGTGACGACGATCGCCTGCCCGCCGCTCCACCAGTACGCCCCGCCCGTCACCACATGGAGCGCGAACTCGCCCACGAAGAGCCCGGCCACTGGCACGCGCGCGAGGCGCCAGCGCCGGCGCGGACGGATGCCGATCCAGTTCCAGATCCGGTCCGAGAACGTCGCGCCGGGCGCGTGGTTGACGACGGCCCACAGCTCCATGACCAGGAACGCCGCGAGCCAGTACGTCCACTGAGCGGCGACCTGGCCCCGCGCGAAGGACCAGACCATCGCGCCGCAGAAGGCCGCAAGGATCAGGATCGGGAACGGGCCGGGGCGCCGCGGGCTCACTTGAACCTCACCGCCGCGCCGAAGGTGCCGGTGTAGGCGCCAGGCCCCACGGCCAGGGAGCCGATGGTCGCGACGCGATCGTTGATCGCGACCTGCCAGACGAACGTCCCGGCGACGCCGCGGAGGGCCTGGTTCTGGCCGGCGACGCCGTAGATCCATCCTCCGGGCCATGACGCGCGGAAGCCGACGCCGGCCGTGATGCGCTTCGGCAGCGTGGGGGCGACCCCGGCGTCGTTGTGCTCGAGCGCGACGGCGCCGCCGATGGCGGCCGCGGGGCCGAGCACGACTCTCCCCGGGAGCCGCAGCGCGTCGTAGGCGCTGGCGACGTGGACCTCGATGGAGCGCACGGTCTGCCAGTCGCCCTGGACGTACTCGCCTGGAATCCCGGTGGCATCGCCCCGCGCGGCGTAGCGCCAGCCGTGGTATCGCACCTCGGCCTGGAGACGGCCCCCGACGAGGTCGCGCGGTGCTGCCCCGCCGGGCGTCCAGGACCGCTCGGTCAGAAGCCAGCCTTCGACTCCGAGGCACGGCGTCGCGAGGGGGTCGCACGGCGGCTTCGGGGCTGGCGCTGGCGCCTCTTGCGCGCCGGCCGCGCCGGCGAGGGTAAGGCAGACGCCGATGGTCCAGGCCCAGGCCCAGAAGCGCCGCCACCGTGAACCCGCCATCAGCGGACCCTCCTCGGCTCGCGGGCTCCGCTGGCGCGACGCCTCGTCGAGTCGGCGGGCGCCAGACGGCGGCGCCATGTGCCGCAGCCATGCGGCTCGACTCCGAACGACGCAGCGCCAGCGGAGGCTGCGAGCATGAAACGACGGGGGCGGGGAGGAATCACGGCGGCGCGAGGTCCCCCCCGCCCCACCCGGCAAGAGCCCGGGCGGCTCACTTGCCACCGGCGAACAGCATGGGGTCGGGGATCGGGATGCGGCCGAACTGCACCTGGATCCGCTCGACGTAGTCGCGGACCTGGTGGTAGTCCGCCCACCGCCCGGAGACCGCAGCAGAGCGGTGGAACAGGTACCGCCAGCTCGGCTCCCAGGCCCACCACAACGGACCACCGTCCGTCTCTGCGAGCGCCAGGGCGCGCACGACGTAGCCCCTGCCGCAGTTGTACGCGGCGAAGGACCAGCGGAGCGCCTCGAGTCGAGACGGCACGCGCCCCTCGATGGCCTCGTACTGGCGGCGCAGGTACGTCACGCCGCCGTGGAGGTTCTGGGCCGGGTCGAGCGGATCGCGGACGCCGACCTCGTCGGCCGTCCCGGGCATGAGCTGCAGGAGCCCCTGCGCGCCGGAGGGCGAGACCGCGCGGGGGTCGCCGCGGCTCTCGGTGTGGACCTGGGCCTCGATCCAGCGCGCGCCGTCAGCGAGGCCGGGCCAGACGGAAACGACTGTCTGCTGGATGAGGGGGCGCCAAGCTGCTGCTCCGCTCGGCGGTATCAACCCCGGCCCGGCCGCTCCGCCCATCGCACCCCCACAGAGAGTCCGACTGCGCTCTCCGCGTTGGTACGACCGCGGCCCGGCGGCCTTCATCGCCCCCGCTGGCACTGCCGGGGGCTCGGGCTTCACGACGCGCTAAGTATGCGCTCCGCTGTCAAGCGCACGGCGCTCATACCGCTCCACGACCTCGATCGCCTCGATCCCTTCCGGCCCGACCTCGATGCGCACGACGACGGGCACCCCGCGACCCAGGTTCCGCGCCCGGACCTCAGCACGGTCAAGCGCGGCCCCGAGAGCGCGCGTGCCGTCCGGGGGCAGGTGCGCCAGGCGCTCACGGAGGCGCGTGTCGGGGCTCGGCTGGGTCACCAGGTCCTCCGGGGCTGCATCCGCAGCGCCTCCTCCACGTCGGCGAGCCGCCAGCCGTACCAGCGCGCCAGCAGCCGTACCGACCAGCCCCGCGCGAAGAGCCGGCGCAGCTTCGCGGGGGCGGCGCGGCGGCGCGGGCGCCTCACGCTCCGGACACCTCGACGACCGCGCCCTTCCTGTCCCGGAGGCGCCGCAGCGTAGCGATCGCGATCTCCAGCTCGTCGCGCTCTAGCTCGAGCGCAGCGATGACCCCGCTGTAGTCGATCCGCGCGACGGATTCCTCGGCGGGCGGGCCTGCCGGCCGGCCGCGCGGGAGAGCGCGTGCGTCGTGCCGCGCCTTGGCGCGGACTGGAGGCGCGGGCGCGACGGCCCGCAGTTCCGGTGGCGGCGCGAACGTCGTCCGCTTGGCCCCGCAGGCCATGCACAGCCCGGTGTCGTCGTCCCACTCGTGATCCGGCCTCATCGGTCCGCGGCTCGGCTTGCAGGATGGCTCCATCGTCGTCGCTCCTCGGTCCTTCGGTGGACGGCCCGGACCGCCGGGGTGCCAGGGCTTGCTGCCCTTGCGCGCGGACTCCCGGCGTACCCTGGCCCGCGCCGCCGGATCCGCGTACGGGCTCACGCGCCGACCCCGAGCAGCCCGCGCTGCTTCCCGCGATCGCCGGCCAACGTCCGACGGCCGAATTCAGCCAGGCAGAGCGCATCGGCCATGCCGTCGTGGGGCTTGCGGCTTCGCGGTGTTGGCAGAAGCGAGACCGCGGGGAACAGGCGCCGAGCGAGCCAGATGCTCCGCGCCTTCGTGTCGGCGCCGGGGATGCCCTCGAGCAGGGCACGCTGCCAAACCTGCGGCGGCACGGCGAGCTGGCACCCTGGCGGCAGCGAGGCGAGCAGGCCGCGGATGATTCCGCATGCGAGGCCCCGGCGGTGGTTCCCGATGCCGCCGCCCATCGCCTTGCCATCCGCCCGTGTCGGCGGAAGCGAGCCGAGCTTCTCGTAGACCACGAGCCCGAGTCCCTGGGTCCTGTCGATCAGCTTTCGCAGCTCGAACTCGTCGTAGTCGTCGCGCTCGCGGTCCGGAACGAGCGGCATGAGCTTCACCGAAGCCGCGCCCGTGGCGGTGTTCAGCCAGGCGAGGGCGCCCCGAAGACCGGGGTCGATCGCCAGGATCAGCACGTCTCCCCCGCGCGGTTCGCTCGCACTCGACGCCCGGCGACCACCCCACATGCCGTCGCGAGGTCGTCGTGGCCCCGAGGCCGGTCCAGCGGCGTCGCCCATCGCGCGGTGTCGTCTGGCGGACGGCGCGCGTGGGGCCGATTGAACGGGACCAGGACCTGGAGCTCCGCGGAGAACGTGCGCTCGACGGCGCCGAACCGGCAGCGGACGGCGCGAACGCGCGTCTCGCGCCCGGTGCGCTCGTCGACGTCGACGACGTAGCCCCAGTCGGCGACGGTCCCATGTGACCTGCTGATCGCCGTCTCGAACTCCTCGCTGATCCGCAGATCGCGGAGACGCACCGGGACGAGCGCGGGGCGGCGAGGATCCCAGAGCGGGGTCCTCATGCACGGGCCCTCCGCCGCGCCTTCTCCGCGCGGAAGTCGGAGACGGCCTTCGGCTCCTCGACGGCTCCGACGTCGACCTGGGCCTCCGCCGGCGGGACGTAGCCCGCCTCGACCGGCGCACCTTCCGCCGGCCCGTCGTCGGCCGGCCCTTCGATGAGCCAGCACTCCGGGTCGGCGCAGGCCACGGCCACCGCGTGCTCCCCGTCGCACTTCACGCGCGCAGGTTGCGCGTCGACCCCGTGGATCGGACAGGTGGGCGACTTCACGTCCGCTTGCGGCCCGCCCTCGCAGGTGCACGCCGCGGCCGCGACGTCGTGCAGCGCCTGGGCCGCCTGCTCCGCCGGGAACGTGAGGTCCATCTGGCGCCGCTCCTCCGCCCCCTCGCGCAGCACGTTGCCGTGCTCCTGCAGCCTAGCCTCGAGGGCCTTGATCTGCTCCCCGAAGACCTCGGCCTGGTCGGCCTTCTGCCGCTTCACCGCGGCGATCTCCGCGAGGAGGCCCGCCATGATGTCCGCGCGCTCGGCCCGTTCCTCGACCGTCAACGGCACCCGGACTGTCGTCTCGTCGCTCATGCTTTCGCTCCCTATGGTCTAGATGGAAACCAGCTACAGCGTCCCGTCGTGGAGTGTTGCTGGATCGCGGGCCCGGACCATGATGCGGAGAGGACCGGAGTGCCCGAGTTCTATGAACGCCCGCTTGATCTGGTCGTGGTACTGGCCCCGCACCCACCTCTTCGCCTCGGAACTCGGCGCTGCGATCACGAACGTCTCCCCATCCCAGCCATCGGCCTCAAGGCCTCTCACCCAGGTCGCGAAGCTCTCCTGTGGGATGACTCCACTGAGCCGTAGCCGTACCGCCTCGAAGAGTTGAACTGCGTCCACGTGCTCTGGGTGGGTGGGCGCCCCGGGGCCGCCGGCGGGCGCCGAAGGTGCCGCCGTGGCTGGCTCTGGCCCCGGCTCTGGATACTGGCTCTGGCTCTGGCTCTGGATACCGGCAACGGCACCGGCGGGTGTGCCCTCCGGGCACCCTTTGGGCTCCCCCCGGGCGCCCTGTTGCGTAACTCGCACAATCTCCTGACCTTTACGGGCGACCTTACGCCTCACGTAGCGGTCGGAGTGCTCGTGCCAGTCGTGCACCACGAGGCGGTGCCCTTCCACCTCGTCGAGCCAGCGGCAGGAGATCAGAGCCTCGACCATCGCGCCGGGTTCGCCCTCCCAGCCGCATGCGCTCTCGATCGCCGGGTCGGGCCACCGGCCGATGTCGCCCGCCGGAGCGTAGACCGAGGCGAAGTGCCAGAGCATCTCGAGGTGTCCGACGGCCTGGGCCCTGCAGATGCCGAGCTTTTTCATGAGGGCGGCTGTCTTGGGGTGTTCCGGAGTTCCACGAAGCATCTGGCGCTTCCCTTAGTTCGGCAGTGGATGGTCGGCCTGTAACTCGGCCAGGATGGCTTTGGCGTTTGCGAGGTAACGCCTCACGCGCTCGATCGGCAGACACCGGACCCAGTCGACTAGCAGGCGGTCTTCAATCTCTTCGCCCCACTCGAAAGGGATCCCTTGCGACGTCAGGTATTCCTGGATGTCCGGCAACAAGACGAACCACTCCCCGCTCAGTCGACATTGGTCAAACCGCCGATGGATGTGTGTCTCAGTGCAGAAGGCCGTCTCTGGGATCGCGCCGAGAAGCTGCAGTGGGAAGGGGTTGCCCGTGGAGAACGACGCCACACGGGCGACTGGGTTTCTAGCACGACCGATCTTGATGACCGCAGAGCCCCGCATCTGCGCGAAGTAGATGAACGTCTGTTCGCCACTCATGGTCTCCGGATCCTCCTGGCCGTGACGATGCTGTAGAGCGCGTCGAGGACGAGCGCCGCGACCAGGAGCGCGAGCACCTTCAGTAGCTCCGCGGCTGGCTCAGGCATCTAGGTCTTCCCCGCCCGCACGAGATGCCGGTCTGTCCCGCCGCGCGCCGTCATCCGCTCGCGGGTCCGCAACTCCGCTTCGTGTACCTCGTCCACCGTGCCGACCCTCCGGGGCCACGGATGGCCAGCCTCGTGCCAGTGGCGAGAGCAGAAGCGGCGCCCGTCGACCACGGCGAAGAGCTGGTCCTTCGGCGGGGGTGGGTCGGGCGGGCAGGCGTCGCAGCCGGCGAGCACCTGCAGGAGCGGGGCTTCGGGCGTCACGTGGTCAGCCTCCGGTGGAGGCGCTCCACGCGGACGGCGGTGATCGCCAGGACCCGGCGCCGCCCGAGCTGCAGGGCGGGCTTCTGCGCGCCGAGCTCGCGCGCTATGCGGGCCTTCGTGTAGCCCTCGGCGAGGAGCTCGCGGACCCGGCGCCAAGTCGGGCCCGCCGGCACCCTCGCGCCGTCGGCGAGGGCCTGGCGGTCCACGGCCAGGATGCGGCGCTCCGTCGCTGCGCGGATCTGAGGGCGGCGACCCGAACGGACCTGCTGGATCACCGTGATCGCCACGCCCGAGGCCTCGCCTACGGCCCGGCGTCCCACTCCAGCGCCGCTCAGCGCCAGGAGGTGGGCGCGCGCGCGATCGGAGCACACGATGCCGTTCCACTCCCCCCGCTTTCGCGCGGCCAGCCGCTCGGTCTCGTACCGGCTGTTCGCTGCCCGGCACGGCACGCAGCGACAGCCGGAGATGTAGCGGAGGCGGGTGCCGTGCGGGCGCTCGGCCAGGCGTTCGCGCGTCGGGAGGCCGCGGGCCTGGACGAAGTCGGCGCTCACCGGTTGCCCCTCCCAGCCAGCCACGCCAGCAGCGCCACGAGGAGCCCAGCGAGGCCGAGGGCGACGATGCGGAACGGCCGGGTGAGTCGGCGTCTCACCGCCGTCCCTGCATCCACCCGGGCGACACCTTGCCCTCCGGTGGCTGACGCTGTGTGGCCCCCGCGAGGAGCCACGGCAGCGCCCACAGCACGCCGGACGCGAGCAGTAGCGCCGCGATAAGCTGATCTGCGCTCACATCAGGCTCCACATAAGTAGCGCGATCACGCACGCGGCACTGAGGCAGCAGAGCGCCAGCCCGAGGAGGCAGCCGCGGCGGTTCATGCGGCCCTCGTGGTTTCGTCCCCGATCCGGCCTCCGAAGACCAGGTCGAGGAACCAGAGCTGATCCACCCGAGCCAGCCGGTACGCCGTTGGATGAGAACGCAGGAAGGCGAGGACATCACGCTCGGTGAACATCCAGCGGTCGCGCGGATGAGTTCCCTGGTGCTCGGCGCGGAGCTTCCCCTGCTCGACGAGGTCGGTAAGACGGCGGTGGTCGATCCCGAGCGCCATCTCCAGATCGCGGAGGGAGTAGCCCTCGCGCACCCGCCGGCTCAGGTGCATGCGCTTGAGCTTCAGGACGACCGACGTCAGCGTGCGGCCGAGCTGCTTCGACAGCCAGTTCACATGCCGGGTCCCGGCGTGGGTCTCCAGGAACTGCACTTCGGCGGGCGTCCAGTCCTGCCAGGGCGCCCGCTCGCCGGCGAGTCCAAGCTCCCTTGCCCGCCTCTTCACGACCCAGCCCGGCCAGCCGAGGGCCTGGGCGATTGAGCACGAGCGGCCCCTCACCCGCGAGTCGTACCGTTCCCGGAGTAGGGCGTCACGCTCGGGCGTCCACTCGTACTTCAGGCGCTTGCGCCCCCGGTGCTTCCAGCGACAGGAGGGGCAGAACCGGGCATGGCGGGCCTTGAAGCGACGACCGCAGTCCGCGCAGGCGCGCGGCGTGACGGGAGCTTTCACGCGCGGCCCCCGGCTGCAACGTCTCCCACGGTCTGAGGCGCTAGCAGCCTCCTTTCCGGCACCGCCGTCGTGCCACCCATCCCCAGGCCGGCAGCCACCGGCCCGCGCTCTTCCCGGGAAGTCTCTGAGTCCCGCCCGGGTCCACACGTCGGGCGCCGGCTTTCCAGTTCGCCGCCCGCTGGGGATGAGTCGCCCGACAGGTAGGTCATGCGGCCTCCCCGCCGCCGTCAGGGGGGAGGCCGTCGAAGCACGCCTCTTCCTGCGCGGCCTCCTCGGCGCGGCGCCGGTCCTCGGCCTCGCGCTCCGCCTCTTCCAGCGACCGCTCCTCGGCCCGCTCGCGCTCCCGTCGCCCCTCGTCGTAGCCGACGGCCCAGGCGTCGTGCAGGGGCCGCTCGTTCTCGCGCAGCGTCGAGTGCGGGTTGTCGGTCGACCACCGGCTGCGCCGGCCCTCGTCGTGGGCTTCCTGCTCCTCGTGCGTCCAGTAGGTCGTCATGCCGCCCTCTCGGTCGAGACGCTCGGCGCGTTGCTGCGCACGAGGACCTCGGCCATCTCGGGGCAGACGCTGTTACCGATGAGGCGCACCTTTGCCGACTTCGTCCGCGCCGCGGAGAGGTCGTAGGCGGCCGAGAAGCGCCCGAACTGCGCGGCGAGCAGCTCGTGCGGCTCGAGCATGCGCATGCCGATGTCGACGATCTGGTAGTCGGTGCCCTCGACGGTCACCAGGCCGAGCCGGTGCTTCGCGGTGAGCGTGCGCGCTGGCTCGTCGAGCCGCTGGCCCTTGCCTAGCGTGCCGTCGCTGCCATAGAAAGCGGTGAGGAAGGCGCGCACCTCGGCGATGTGGTTCGAATCGGCGGTGACAGTAGGCATCGGCGTCCCGATCGGGACACCCGTGTCGTCGTGGTTGAACCGGATCAGAGTGGCGGCGGCGAGGCTGTGGTGATCCTTCGCGGTGACGGCGCCGACGGGGCGCTCGAGGTCGTGGCCTACTACGCCGCCGAAATGCTTCGCGAGGAACGCGGCGACGAGCGCGTGCTTCTGGCCGCCGGCGACGACGGTGCCGAGCGGCTGGTGGATGTCGAGGTAGCGCGGCCGTTGCCCTTCGCGCTCGCCCCAGCTCGTCTGGATGAGGGTCGGAGCGACGAGGGCATGGCCACGCTGCGTCGCGGTCACTGTGGAGAGAGGCTCCTCGGCGGCCTCGCCGCGAGGTTCCCACCTCCCGTGGTTCACCTTGACAATGCTGGGCGCCACCAAGCCGACGCGGTTCGACGTGTCCTGCGTCGTCAAGGGCTCGTCGATGCCCTGGCCGCGCCAGAGCCCTCCGTTGTAGCGGACGATGAACGGCCGCGGGTTCTCGAGGACGAACCGCCGGATGCCCTGCGCGATGCGCCACAGCGTCTTCTCGGCGAGCGGCTTCTTCCGCTCGAAGATCGAGGGGCACGGCAGCGACCAGTCGATGCACTCCGCGGCGGTGCGCGCCGTGAGCAGGCCCGGGCCCTTGCCGTGCGTCGGCAACGGCCAGCGGACCGGCTGCCCATCGCATCGCGCCACGATGAAGAGCCGCTTCCGGCGCGTCGGCGCGCCGTAGGCGGAGGCGTCAAGCACGCGGTGGTCGACCACGTAGCCGAGGCGCTCGAGCTTGCGGCGCCACCGGATGAACGTCTGACCCATGCGCCGCTTGTCGGGCCTGCCGTCGGCGCCGAGCGGGCCCCAGCCGCGGAACTCCGCGACGTTCTCGAGGAAGATCACAGACGGTCGTACGGCGGCGGCCCAGCGCACGACGGCCCACGCGAGCGAGCGGATGTTCTGCTTCTTCGGGACGTCGCCCTTCGCAATGCTGAAGTGCGTACAGTCGGGGGAGGCCCAGAGCAGCGCCACGGGGCGGCCCTCCGTGGCCTCCGTCGGGCGCACTTCCCAGATATCGGCGTCGAGGTGCCGCGTCCGCGGGTGGTTCGCCTTGTGGACCGCGAGCGCGACCGCGTCGTGGTTGATCGCCACGTCGACGGGCCGCCCGAGGGCTGCCTCGATCCCTGCGCTTGCCCCGCCGCCGCCCGCGAAAAGGTCGACGATCAGGCCATCGCGCCCGCAGTCTCGGATTCTGTCCATCACGCGACCGCCGCCTCGCCGCGGAGGGTCCGCAGCGCCTCGGGGCCGACGACCGCGGCCACCACCTGGGCTCCTCTCGAGGCAATCTCGCGCAGCAGCGCGGCCCGGGCCTTCGGGTCGAGCTTCTCCATGCCGTCGAGGAGCACCAGGGGGAGGTGGGGGCGAGCCGGATCCGCCGGCCGGCTCCGCAGGAGCGAGACCTCGGTGGCCAGCTCGACGAGCCTTCCATCGTTGACTTGGCCGAGTGGTACGTTGTCGAGGAGGAGGGACTTCCTTCCCTTCTCGTCGAAGGCGATGCGCAACCCCTTGATCGGCAACCGCTCGGCGAGCTGCAGCCGGTACCGCTTGAGCGCCTCGATCCCCGCGGTGAGGGCGGCGGCGCGCGCGGCGTGCTCCCGCGCCTTCGCCTGGGCCTCGGCCGCGGTCGACCGGACGTGGCGGTCGGTCTCCGCCGTCTGCTGCTGTGCACGCAGCGCGGCGAGCTTCTCGCGCCCCTCGGCGAGCGTCCGCTTCTTCGCGTCGAGCGCGAAGCGGGCGTTCTCCCGCTTCTCCCGGGCGGCCTGGCGCGCCTTCTCCGCTGCCTCCTGGGCGGCGTCGATCTCCCCCTCCCCCCGGGTCTTCAGCGCGTCGATCGCGGTCTCCGTCTCCGCCAGGAGCTCGGCGATCCGGCGCTCGGCAGCTGCTCGCAGTTCGGCAGCTGCGGCCTCATGGGCGGCGCGGAGCCGGGCGGCCTCCGCCTTGAAGGCGCCCCCGATGCGCTCCTGGGCGACGCGGAGGGCCCCCGCGGCGGCCTGGGCGGCCTCGCGCTCCGCGGCGTCCGCGGCCTCCTCCTCGCGGGCGATCGCGTCGGCAAGGGCGGCGTTGTCGAACTCGGCCATCCGGACGTCCTTCTCGACGTCCCCCGGCGCCTCCGCCGGCAGGCCGGCCAGCAGCTTCGTCGCCGCGTCGTGCTCGGCGCGCTCCTGGCGGTTGACCTCGGTCCGGGAGGAGAAGACGGCCGCCTCGATCTGTTCCAGGTCCTCGAGTGGGTGGAGACCGGCGGGCAGAGGCGGCAGGCGGAACGTCTCGAGCCCCGCCGCCTTCAGCGCGGCCGCCCGGTCGTAGCCCGCGAGGGGCATCGCCGCCAGGACCGCGGTCGCCCGGGTCTCGTCGTCGGCTGCGAGCCAGGCCGCGGGGTTCGCCGCCTCGACGTCGATCAGGTCTCGGAGCCACTCGACGGGCCGGGGGACCTTCCGCCAGTCCTCCCCGACCCGCTCCCTCACCTCGGGGCTTCCGGCGCCTCTGCGGGTCACCTGGACCTCGCGGTCCTCGCCCACGAGGAGCACCTCGACGGAGGGTTCCTTGCCGTCGGAGTCCACGACGGAGTCGTCGATCCGGGCCAGCCGGGCGAGCGCCGTCCTGTCGATCCCGAGCGCCGAGCGGAGCGCCTTCAGGTGGGTGCTCTTCCCGGTGGCGTTCGCCCCCGCGAGCACGGTGATGTCGGCGAGGTCGATCGTCGAGTCCTCGACGCCGAGGACGCCATGGACCGTCAGGCGCGCGACCGTCAGGCGACCGGTGGGGGTCTTGGGGGCGGCGGGAGGCTCGAGCTTCGCGAGCGCCCGCGGGTCGCCGGCGTTCGCGCGCCGGAGGAGGTCGTCGCCGTCGATGCTGGCTCCGCCGGCGGGAGGGCGCCGCGGCGCCCCTGGCGAGGGGGCGAGGGGGAGCTGGGCCCCGGCCTTCTTCTTCGTGGCCATGGGTGCGCCCTACTTCTCGCTCAGACGGCCCTGCCGCGGCTTCGCCTTCTCGGCCTCCACGGCCCCCGCGAACGGAGACTTCGTCCCGGGCTCCGCCGTCGTCGGCGTCGGGATCTCCTTCTCGGCGACCGCGTCGACGGGGGCGGCGCCGGCCGGCAGCGTCTGCGCCGCGGCGTGGAGCTTCTCGGTGAGCTGTGCCAGGCTCCGCGGGCGCTCCACCTCGACGGCGGTCGTCTCGACGATCTCCTCCTCGGCCGAGATCCCGAGCATGACCTCCGGCATGTGGCGCCGGGCCCACTCGCGGGCGCCGCGGTAGAAGAGCATCTGGTCGGGCATCGACTGCCACTTCTCATTCGAGGTCTTCCAGGCCCCGACCGTGCCGTCGATGGTCCGGTCCTCGGCCTCGCCCCGGATCAGGCCGATGATCGTCACCTTGCGGTCGGGCCCAAGGGCGGCGCCGGAGTAGACCGGCTTCAGGTTCGTCTCCAGGCGCCCGCTCGCGTTGATGAGGCCCGCGATCAGCTTCCCCTCGTAGCCGAGCTTTCCCTGCGTGACGAAGGTGTGCTGCGCCACAGAGAAGGGGTCCATGCGCCAGCGGAAGGCCTGGGCGGCGACGAGGAAGCAGTCGGCGATCTTCTCGTCTCCCCGCAGGTGCGCGGGCACGAGGTTCGCCTTCGCCATCATCTTCGCGACGCGCTGGAGCTGGTCGAAGATCCCAGTGTTCATGTAGAGCGACACCGGGTCATCGGCGTCGAAGGAGACGGCCGGGCGCGGCATGAGCGCCGAGGGCACGGCCGCGGCGGGCGGCACCTCTGCGGGGACGGGCTGGACTGGCGTCTGCGGACTCTCGGACATTCGTTACCCCCTCTTGAACCGCGGGCGCCATCGGCGCAGCACGCGGAAACTGGTGGCCTGCACGGAGTACGCCCCGCGCTTCGTGAGCTTCAGCGTCAGGTACGACCCGTCCGTCAGCGCCCCAAATGACGCGGCCCCCATCCGGGCCCGGAGTTTGTTCTCGAGGTCGTCGCCGGTGGCCTTCGCCGCGGCCTCTCGAGCGCCGGCTGCCTCCCACTCCGCCACGAGGCGCTCGGCCTCCGCGTCGAGCGGTACGGTGGCTCCGTCTTCCCCCGCCCAGAGGCGGCGGATCGCCGCCGAGGTCCCCGGCTTGCCGTCCGCCTCGGGGGGGATCCGGTGCTCGACGTGCCACCGGAACCGCTCAAGCTGTGGAACCAGCGCGGCGAAGAACGTGTCATCTCGCACCAGGTCCACGGTGGCCAGCGGACCGGGCCCGACGAGCGCCGCGAGCGCGCCCCACCCGGACGCGGCGCACGCCATCTCCACCTGGACCTGGACGACGTAGCCCAGCGGAGGCTCGTCCTTCCACTCGCGCGCGCTGCCGATCGCGAGCTTGATCTGGAGGGGAACGCGGCCGACGACGCGACCGTTCCGCGACTCGGCGACCGTGCCGCCGAAGGGATCGGGGGTAGCGGGGCACCCATCCGTCGTCCGATCGAGCGTCGCGCCAAGCCAGGGGATCGACGGGTGCCGCGTGATCTCGTACTCGCCGAGGGCGGCCACCGGCCGGCCCGTCTGCTCGGCGTAGTCCTCGGCGATCACCGCCTCGAAGCGCCGGCCCCGCCGCATCGGGATCGTCTCCTCGGCTTCGATGTCTCCGACCTTGGAGGCGTAGACGGCCAGCGGCCCGCGCCGCGGGTCCTCGCCGATGATGGCCGCGCAGTCGCTCGCGGTGACGAGGCGCCGCCGCTCCTGCAGCCACTGCTCCCGCGGCGAGTGGACGATCGCGGGGGCGCTCATCGGTGGCTTCCGTACCGGCCACCCCGCCCGATCATCCGGGCGTGGTACTCGCGGCGCACGGCCTCGTACGCACGAGCAGCGAGCCAGGCGAAGCCGAGCACCAGGAGGAAGGCGACCGGGACCATCAGCAGGCCGAGCGCGACCTTCGCGGCGAGCTCGTGGCCGCTCATGCGGCGGCCCGCGCGCGCTGCCGGAAGAGCGAGGCCAGAACAGCGAGGGCGAGCCAGGTGCGCCACGTCCAAGGGATCGCGCCCCCGAGTTGGTTCACCGACCAGATGAGCGTCGGCGGCACTAGGAGCGCCTCGCCGAGGAACCGACCAACGATGGTCGCGAGCTTCGACCTGCTTTCGCGGTTCACTGCTGCACCGCCCGGCCGAGCTGCCACGTCCGCGCCCGCCGGCGCGCCTCCTCGAGCTGCGCCGCGATCGCCGCCTCGCGCGCCTGAAGCGATGCCTCGAAGCATCCGGCACAGAACGAGGTCAGGCGCTGAGGCTCGCGACAGACGGGGCAGCAGGTGCCCGGCTCGGGCTCCTCGAGGGATAGGAGCGGGGCGGTCATCGGTCGCCCCGCAGGCCAGGAACCGCGCGGAAGGCAGCATGAGCGGCAAAGATCGCCGGTATCACCCCGAGGTTGCGCTCCCAGAACCGCGGCGTCAGCGCCAAGCCGCTCCGACACCGCCAAGCGAAATCGCTCGTGTTCTGCCGCAGGTACCGGAGCAACGTCTCCGCGTCCGCCAGCGCGTCCGCCCGAGCGGGTTGCTCGACGGGCACTTCGCCGTCTCCCCCGCACGCGCCGCACAGCTCGAACGGCCACGCGATGTCCCCGCCCTGCCACTCGGGGCCGAGTCCTGTGCCATCGCATCCGAGACAGAGACGGTGGCCAGGGGTGAGGATCGTCCGGGCCTGCTCACTCGGACTCACAGCACGTCCCCGAGGGCCGACGGGTCGCGCCGGTCATGGACCCGCCTGTACATCTCGTAGGCGTCCACGCCCGCCCTGAAGGCGGCCACGGTCGGTCCGGGGCCGTCGGCGGTCATCACGCGCCACCCCCAGGCCAGCGCGTGGTCCCGCACCAGGTCCCTCTGCCGGGTCTGCCGCACCGGCTGCGGCTCCGGGGCCTCGATCGGCTCCGGTGCGATTCGGGAATGGGTATCGGCGGTCATGGCTGGCCTCGGTTCCTTTCTAGGCGTCCTCGGATTGGAAGACCCAGTCGACGCCCTTCAGCATCCCGTCGCGGTCCGCCTGGGCGAGACTCGACCAGAAGTCGAGCGCCTTCTCCGAGCCGTACGACACGGCGGGCGCGCTCTTCTTCAGGAACTTGGCGAGCGCCTCCAGGTCGGCGACGGTCTCGCTCGCCGCCGCCGCGATCGCCTTCTCGAGGTCGTTTGCGATCAGGGCTCTGAGGAAGTGCTCCGGGATCATGCCCCGCTGGATGAAGCGCACGAGCTCCCTGCGCAGATGGTCCGGGACGGGGTCGAGGAAGCCTCCCGTCGGCGGGGGCTCCACTCCGACCCCCTCCCGCAGCCTCTTGGCGATCTGCTGGGCCGCCTCGGCGACGGCGCTCTGCGACCCCTTCTCCCCGGTCGGCTTCATGCTGTCGAGCGCGTCGGCCACCTCCTTCGGCCGGCCCGCGATCACCTTCGAGAAGAGCTCGCCCCCGGGGTGCGGGACGACCTTCCCCTGGCTACTCGCGGCGAAGAAGGCGTCGTTCAGGGCTGCGGCGGCCACCGACGCGACGTCGTCGTCGACGGCCTCGAAGACGTACGGGTCGCCGGGGCTGATCAGTTCGTAGAGCGTCATCGCGTCAGCGCCCCCAGGAAGGCGACGATGTAGAGGACCCCGAGCAACAGGATCCCGGCGTAGACGAGCCCCAAGATCCGGGACTCGACCATGCGAGGGCGACTCGTGAATGCCATCGGCGTCATCGGTCTTCAACCTCCCTGGGTGAGGCGGCGTTCGTACGTCTGCAGCGCCGAGCGCCGCACGTACCAGCCGCCGTTCTTCATCGCCGCGATGCGGCCGCGCGCGCACTCGTTCCGAATGTGGCTCTCGCTGCAACGCAGCTCGGCCGCGGCCTCGGCGGCGGAGAGGAGCGGGTCCTCCTGCGCCTCCTGGTCCGCGATGTCGGCCAGGTGGAGCGCGAGGACACCGAGCTCGTCGAGGGCCCTCGCGACCTTGCGGAGCGCGAGGGCGACGCTCGGGCGGTCCTCATCGGGAGGAGGCGCGAGGCGGAGCGGGGTCGCGGTCACTGGAGCACCAGATCGGTAGACGGCCCACGGAGCGGTCGCGCGCAATACCGCGAGTCCAGCCACGTCAGCCCGAGCGGCGTCACAAGGGCCTGTGTCGTCACGTCCTCGTCGTGGTCGCCGATGACGACAGCGCGGACACGAAAGCGGCCCTCCGTGACGTGCTTCGCGTAGGGCTCCAGCCGCCCGCGGGCGTCACGGAAGAGGATCGCGTCGGAGAGCAGCCTGGAGACGAATTCCTTCTCGGGGATCCGGAGTGCCTTCGCCGCCTTGCGCAGGGAGAGGTCCCCGCCGGCCGCGGCGAGACGATCGAAGGCCTGGACCTTCGGGAGCAGCTCGGCATGCTCAGCCCGAAGCCGCTGGTTCTCAGCGTGCGCCAGGATGACGGCGCGGGCCATCACGGCGCTTGGGCTATTCCATAGCTCCTCGATCCTGATGAGCGCCTGGCGTGCCTCGAGCGCCTGCGGGCCGCGCGTCGAGATCGCAATGAGCTTCGCGGTCGGCAGGCTCAGCGCGTACTCGGTAGCTGGCCGGCCGCCCTGGGGGTTTTCGCCGGAACCGGCGAAAACCTCGAAGTCGCGCCCCTGCACCAGTTCGAAGCGGGCGATCTGGTCCTTGACCCAGTTCGTGAAGTCGCGTCCGACGCCGAGCGCCGCGTGGAGTTGCCGCGCGTCAATGCCCTGCCTGGCTTCGTCGGTGGTGACGGCGAGCGCGTCGATCATCTCGTCGCCTCCGCTGCCATCGCCGCGCCTTCGAAGGCCGCCGCTGCGCCTCGGAGCTCGCCCGCGCGCGCCCGGAGGGACGCGGCTTCCGAGGGGTCCACGACCCCGTCGGCGACGGCGCGCGTCACGTCCCCGAGCGCCTCCGTCGCGATCTGGGCGGCCATGATCGCCGTCTCAACAACCGACCCCGGCGCCGTGGCCACCGGCAGCAGGCCCTGCCCCACCGCGCGCGCCAGGAGCGTCAGGGCCGCGACGGTCGCCGCCCGCGCCTCCCGGGTCGGGTCCGTCGCCAGCCGGCAGATGTCGCCGAGCGGCATCGAGCGTTCGCCGCGCAGGGCCTCGCGGAAGTGCTCGGGACAGTGGGTCCCGGAAAGCATGGAGGCGACGCCCCGCAGCTCAGCCTGGAGCGCGTCGAGGACGCAGGCCTCGAGGTCGACCGCACGGGGGAACCGGGCGTCGAGCCGCTGTGCCCGGAGGGCCACCTGGTCGCGGATCCGGTCCGCGGTCGTCGGGTGCGGATCTGGTTCCGGGACGCAGGAGAGCCGTAGATTCGTGGCCATGAGGCTCACTCAGCGGCGGGATCGGACGAGGAGCCCACCAGGTCATCGGCGGAAAGGCCGGGCACGTACCGCCGGAGGACAGCCAGCGCCCGAAACAGCTCGTCAGAGGGCGGAGAGAACTCCGTCTTCCAGCGAGTCACCGTCTCGGGAGCAACCCCCATTTCGGTGGCTATGTCCTTCTGTGTCAGGTCGTTGGCTGAGCAGATCCGTTCAAGAACGACCCCGAATCCGGTAATTGAGCGTGCCATCAAGATTGAAGATAGGTACGCTTGATCGTAAAGTCAAGTACTTTCTCGCGGACGGTGTACCGTTCGGCGGTGGCTGGGAAACCGCGGGCGATGGCCGTCCTGTCGAAGCGGGTGAAGATGCTGCCGCGGGGGACTCAGAAGGTGGTCGCCGAGTTGGCTGGCCTCAGCGCGGAGACCATCACCCGGTGGAAGGGCGGTCACGGGAATCCGAGGCTCGGCGACCTGGAGGCCTTCGCCGACGTGCTCGGAGTTTCGGTGGCCTACCTGGTCGACGCGGCGCGTGTGGAGGCGCCGAAGATCCCGCCTACGAGCGCCGACGGGAGGCGCCTCGAGAGGCTCGTCCGCGACGGCGAGCGAATCGAGGCGGAACTGCCGAAGGCGTTGGACGCGGTCCGAGGTCGGACGCGATGAAGCGGAGGGCGCGCTCGACGGTGCCGACGAGATCGGCGAGGCGGACGACATGCGAGCGGCTCACGATGACCCGTCCCGGCTCCCTCTCCATGCCCCACTCCTTGCCCCAGGCGCGCATCTTCGCCGACCACGGTGCAGCGGGAGGTCCCATCGGTGGCTGGAGACGAAACGGAACTTCGTCGCGTGATGGTCGACCGAGTTGACGGATGCCCTACGCTACAGGTCGTGTGAGGTGAGCGCATGGCCACCAAGCCCTGCCCCTTCTGTGCGGAGCAGATTCAGGACGCGGCCGTCTTCTGCCGACACTGCCACCATGACCTGAAGACCGGCAGCATCGAAGGACCGGCGGCAGACGGGCCGCGGCGGTACTGGAGTCCGGGCATCGCGGGGCTCCTGTCGTTCCTGATGCCCGGCGCCGGGTCGATGTACAAGGGCGACGTCGCCCTCGGGATCCTGCTATTCGTGCTGACCGTCGGCGGGTACTTCCTCTTCTTCGTGCCCGGCCTTGTCCTGCACCTGGTCGCCATCGTCGTGGCCACCTCCGGCGATCCGACCCGTGATCCGGCCGGTCGGCCCGGTCCAACCGTCGCAGCCCTCGCTGCCGAGCAGCGGCGCGCGATCCCTGCCACGCCCGGGCAACTGGCCAGCGCCAGGAAGAGGGCACGGATCGGCTGGGCTGTGGCCGGCGTCGCGCTCGTCGCGCTCGCGGCCCTCCTGCTCGCGGCCGCGCGGATCGGCGCACCGACTCCGACGGGCATCTCCGGGAGGGATCTGGATCTCGCCGACAACCTGCGGTCGATCGCCGCCGCCACGCTCGTGGTGATGCTCATCGCCGGCGGCTATGGCGTGGAGATGACCACGAGGGTCGCCGATCTCAATCGACGGCTCCGCGCGTCCAAGGGACGGTAGCCGCGGTGCGCGGTGACGGCTCCCTCATCCTCCGCGGCCGCGTCTGGTACGCCCGGATCTACGAGCGCGGCCGAGAGATCCGGGAGTCCCTCCGGACCACGGACCCCGACCTGGCCGAGCGGCGCTTCGTCGCCCTCCGGAAGAAGCGCGAGCGCGGGACCTACCTCGACCCCTCCCAGCGGCGGATTCGCGTGGACGAGCTGCTCGACGACCTGGTGCTCCACCTCGAGGTCCGCGGCGCCGCCAGTCTCCCGAAGGTCCGCTCGCATCTCAAGGCCGTCCGCAGCGAGGTCGGCCGCCGCCCCGCGCACGCGCTCGACACGGCGACCCTCGAGCGGATGCAACGTGCCTGGCTCCGAGCCGGCGCCGCGCCGGCGACCGTCAACCGTCGCTGCGAGCTCCTACGCCAGGCCCTGCGCCTCGCGGCCAGGCGCCGGCCGCCGAAGGTGGTGGATGCGCCCCACGTCCCCCTCCTGAGCGTTCAGAACGCGCGCCAGGGCTTCCTGGGTCAGGGCGACGTCGCGCGCCTCCTGGCGGGGCTGGTGGACGTCGACGTGCGGGATTTCGTGGAGTGGGCCGCGTGGACCGGGATGCGGCCGGGCGAGATCCGGCAACTCACCTGGGAGATGGTCGACCTGCAGGCCGCCACCCTCACCGTCGCGCCGCAGGTCGCGAAGACGCGGCGCGGCCGCGTGCTCGCCCTCGTGGGCCCCCTCCTCGCGATCGTCCAGCGGCGCCTCGCGCGCCGGCGCCTCGGCTGCGCCCTGGTGTTCCACCGCGCCTCGAAGGGCCGGCTGGGCGCCCCCGTGCTCGACTACCGCCGCGCCTGGCGCGTCGCGCTGAAGGCGGCGAAGCTGCCCCTCACCCTCCGACCCTACGACCTGCGAAGGAGCGCGCTCCGCAACCTGATCCGGTCCGGGACGCACGAAACCGTGGCCATGGCCATCTCGGGGCACCGCACCAGGAGCACCTTCGACCGCTACAACATCACCTCGACCGACGACGTCGCGGCCGCGATCGAGCGCGTTGCCAGCGAGGACTGGACCTCTCACGGCACCAAGGCGCGCTAAGGTCCGCCCGATGAGAGGCGATGGTTCAGTCATTCGCCGCGGCCGCGTTTGGTACACGCGGATCTACGTCGGGGGTAAAGAGATCCGCACGAGCACGGGGGCGACAAATCGGGACGACGCGATCGCGCAGCTCAAAGCGGCGCGGGAGGCTTCGCGAGACTCAGGCCCTCGAGGCCGGGCCCTGAATGCGGGGCTGCGCAAGATCCACACCGGCACGTTGAGTGGCGCCGACGTGTGCGCCTTGCGTCGGCCACTCGTCTACGCCTGGTTCCGTGGGGAGGAAGTGCTCTATGTGGGTAAGGGCGCCATGGGAATGTACCGTCCTCTTCACCCCAAGCACCACCGCCTCCACGACATTGCACCCGACGATGAACTGCGGTTCTGGGCTTGCGCCAACGCCGCAGAAGCCGAGGCATTCGAAAGCCAACTCATCAAGCGGTGGCGACCTCGGCTGAACCGCCGCCACATTCGCACCGCTCACGAGCGTGATCAGGCAAGAATGGCGACTGTAAGTAACTCATTATAAATACGTTATGGCGGAAGCGGGTGGGAATCGAACGATCTGACGGGGTGGCGGCGACGCCGTGCGGGTGGCGCCCTTGCGCGGCATCAACGACTTGCGGGGGCTCTTCGAAAGTCGAGAGCGGCCTCCGCTAGGCGGCACCCCTGACAAACGCCGGATCACCTGATCGGCCTTCTCAGGGCGACGCGAACGGGCTCTCGGTGAACGGGAGCGCGAAGCTCCGCAGCGATCCCCCGTCCACCGGGCTCACGAGGCTGTACGTCACCTTGTCGGCGATCCGCCCGTGGTAGACCCGGCCCGTGCCCTCGAACGCGGGGCCCGGCAGCAGCAGCAGCGGGTCGGCCCCGAACCGGGTCAGGCGCGCGATCTCGCCCCGGATCTGCCGGTAGTGGGCGTCGTTCCTCGTCTTGAACTCCAGGTCGAGCTCGGCCGCCGGCCATGCCTCATCCGGGATGACCTCCTTCCGCTTCCGGGCGGCCTCGAGGACGAGCTGGCCCGGCGCCGACTCCGTCAGCCCGATGGGGAGCACGGGGCTCCCGGCGAGGAGCGTGCGAGCCGTCCCGAGCCAGACCTCGCCGAGGACCGGCGGAGGCAGGAGGGCCGACGGCATGGCGATCGACAGCCGCCAGACCTGGGCGAGGACGGGGGACGTGGCCACCGCGTACATCGACGGCTGCGCCGGCGTGAGGGCGATAGCGGTCCCGGACGGCTGCGGCTGCAGCTCCACCGTCGCGCCGGCCGGGAGGTTGTGCCCCACGATGGCAGCCAGGTCGACCTCCGCGAAGAGGGCGGGGGCCGAGACGTAGACGTAGGTGGTCGCGCCGTAGGATGCGGCGACCGGCTCGAGGATGACCCGGTACGTCGTGCGTTCAGTGCGCGCCGTGTCCGCGGCGATCGTCTCCGCGACGTCGAGCCAGGAGTCGTCGGAGGCCTGCTCGCCGGCGACGCCGTCGTCCGTCCAGTCGTCCGTCGAGCTCGCCTCCCAGGCCTTCCCCGTCGAGAGGTCGACCACCCGCACGCGGACGCCCGTTGCCGTCGAGGCCCCGGGGAGCTGCAGCCCGGTGTCGAGCTTCACGGCCTCGCCCGGCATGACCTCGACGTCCTGGGCGATCGGGCGGAAGAGCCGGAGCGCCGAGCGGCCCGCGTACGTGCCCCAGTCCGGGGGGGCAGCAGGGAGGCCCGGGGAGCCGGCCAGGTAGTTGAGGAGGTCGAACCACCCCGTCGGCGCGTCCGTGCGCTCGCTCGAGGCCGCGAGCAGGTTCAGGTCGAGGTCCGCCTCGTAGTCGCCCTCGGCGCGCCACTGGAAGGCCCCTCGCTGGTCGGGATAGCCGCTGCCGAGGTTCGCCAGCGGGAGGAGCGTGTCCTCCACGGCCGGCGAGACGGCGACCGGAGACACGGGCGCGCGGCTCAGGAGGTTGCCGATGCCGTACTTCCAGGCTGCCATCTTCGACTCCTATCCTGAGCCCGAGACCATCGGGGGCGGCGAGCACCATGGCGGGTTGAGGATCACGTACGATCCGCTGACGTTCGGAGCTCGCGTGAGAGATGCTCGGCATGGTCCGAGCCCCCCCACGTTCCCCCGCCGCGTCGCCTCGCGCCACGACGTGTAGCCCTCGGCGTACCACGGCATGTACATGCCCGACCATGGGCGGGACGTCGTCGTGACCGTCCTCATCGGCGCCGGAAGGGGGACCACGTAGGCCACGTCATTCCCACCTGATGCAGACCGAAAAAGCCACGGGGGCCGTGAAACTCTCGTAGAGGTAGGCGGAGGTCGTGACGTTCCCCCAGAGGGCGATGTACGTCCGGTTCGATCCGAGGAGGGAGAAGGTGTGCTGGCTCGTCAGAGATGCGTGGGCGTAGGGGATGCAGATGATGTCCCGGGCGAGGAGGAACTCCGCGGCCGTGGCGACGTAGATCGGGAAGACGGGGATCGCCCCGGCCGAGCCGGGGACCGGCGCGGAGAGGGCGAGCATGCACCCGAGCCCGGTCCGCTGGCTGCTCGACCCGGTCGAGAAGTTCACCTGCTCGTGCTTGGCCCCGGTCCCACCCTGGAGCATGAAGACGATGAACCCGTTCCCGTCGTCCACCCCGCTCGCGTCAGTCGTGCGCTGGATGACGAACCCGGGTATCGTCGCCGTCATCGTCCCGGCCGAGGTGTTCGCCGCCATCACGACTGCAAGGCGCGCTCCTGCGCCGCTGACGTAGTCTGTGCAGCCCACCGCCCCCACGGCCGTGGTGATGCACTCTGTCCTCGTCGTCTTGTCGCCAGTGATCGTGCCGGCCCCGTCTGAGCCCTCGCCGCAGGTGACCCAGAGCGCCATGTTCGTCACCGTCGAGCCGGAGCCGTACTCGATCTTGAGGTAGATCCGGGCGCCGGCGACGTTGTCGGACTGGCGGATCTCATACCCGGCGACCGTGTGCGTCGTGCCCGGCTTCGACACCGTCGTCCAGTTGATCGTCCCGGAGTCGGTGACGATAGACCAGCCGCAATCCGTCAGCCGGTCCGAGATCCACTTCCCCCTGGTCCTGAACTCCGCGTCATTCGTGACGTTCTGCGAGGCGTACCCCTGCGAATAGGTCGACATCTCTCACCCCAGCGTGTAGTCGATCTGCACGGCCACGTAGCTAACCGTCCCCGTGACGCCCCGCACCTCGACGTCGATGTCGCGGCCGGCTGCGACGGCGAGGGCCAAGCCGGCTGACGAGCCCCACGAAGAGCTGGGGCTGAGGTTCGCCCCGAGCACGTCCGTCCCGTTGTCGGTGACGTTCACCCCGCACGACCCGGACCCGATCATGTAGGCGCGCACCTTCGTGATCGTGACCGCCTGCTCCGTCTGCCAGAACGGGAAGTTCGTCGAGCCCGCGGGCGGTGCGGCGACGACGAACTGCTTCGAGAGCGCGACCGTCCCCGCCGCGATGGTCCCGGGGACCGCCCAGTCCCCGTCCGCGCGGAGGACCATGCCCGCCGCGGCCGCGCCCGCCGGGGGCGCCGGCACCGCCCCCGACGCCCCTCCGGTCCCGGCGTCCCCGGTGAAGTCGTCGATGCCGAGAGTGAGGTCGGCGGTGAGGTCCCCTCCCCCGGTGAGCGGGGCGGTCGTGCTGATCTCCCTCGACGTCGGCACCCCTCCGGACGGCGCGGCGGCCACCCACCCGCCGGGCGTCGAGTTGTAGGTCAGGACGTCCCCGTCACTCGGGGACGCGGCGTCCACGTCGGTCAGGTCATCGAGGGCGCTCGCCCCGCCGGCGGCGTCGGCTCCGACGATGGTCGCGCCGTCGCGCTTCAGGTACTTCCCGTCCGCGACCACTCCCATGGTGAGGAGCGTCGGCCCGCCCGTCTCGCGCAGTCCTCGCACGTCGGGAGACGCGACGCTGCCCCCGAGCTGCCCGGCGAGCGCTGCCTTCTCCGAGTCGAGCTCGTTGATCGCCGCCTGCATGTCGGTTGCCACGAGGTTTCCGGCGGCGGTGTTGGAGACGTCGCCCCCGGCAAGGCGGCGCGGCTCCCACAGGTGCGTGCTCGCCTTGTAGATGAGGACGTCGAGGTCGCTCGGGCTCTCGACGCTCACGCCGGACAGCTCCCCGATGGACGGGAGGACCCGCACGTCCACATCCACGGTGCACGCCGCCTCGATGACCTCGAAGACCGTCCCGACGAGGATGAGTGGGAGCGGGGCAGCCGGACGCGTCTTCGTGATCGATCCGTCGTCCCTCGCCCAGAGGAGGTCGCCGGCCGCCCACGTCTCGGAGTTCTGCGCCGTCACGCCGCGCATGGTGCCGCGCCGCATGACGGAGATCGGCTCGGTGAACTCCGAGGTCGTCATCGTCACGCCGAGGATCTTGTGGGCCGTCGCGAGGCCCGGCTGCTCGTACGCGGTGGGGGTCCACGGGATCACGACGGCGTGGCCGTCGCTGGCGACGTCGTTGATCTGGACGAGCGTGAAGCGAGCGATGGTCGACACCTACGGTCTCCAGATGGCCGACATGGGGGAGCTGCCCCACGGCACCACCTCGACTACCCCCGTCGTGGGCGAGCCGCTCTCGCTGAACGCGGCGCACTGATAGATCCAGGCCGAGGTGCCGTCGAAGATGGGGGCCACGTCCTCTGAGTAGCCGGCGGGAGAGCGGGAGCCGACGGTCATCGGGTCGTTCGCGTCGTTGTCGTAGGCCAGCCCGCAGTAGGAGATCAGGGCGCTCGCGAACAGGTGGAGCGCGGTGCCGGTCAGCATGACTCCGTGGGCCTCGGTGCCCAAGAACGTGTTCAGGGTCCAGTCGCGCCGGCCGGCATCGCTCCCGCCGGGGTAGCCGAAGGCCGTTCCCGTCACCAGAAAGTCGTGGTCGTCGGGATCCGGCGGGGGGTTCGTGGGCGTCCAGTGGACGATCGTGTGGCCTCGAAGCGCGAGCTGATCGGTCACGTCGAGCGGGTGGGAGTCGGACCCCCAGTTGCTCCCGAACCACAGCCGCTTCCCCCCGGGTCCGCAGAAGAACTTCACGGCGTTGTCGACGAGGTCCACGATGCTCACGTCGCGTGAGTAGCCGTAGTCGGTGAAGGACCAGATGTCCCCGAACCACAAGATGCCGCCCTCGAGCACGACGGGGGCGGCCCCGTTGCGGGCGATCGTCACATCAGAGCCGAGGGGGAGGCGGATGCTCATGCCGGGTTGTAGCCGTTCACGGCCAGCGAAGCCGCCCACCCGAGGGCGATGAGGACGACTCCGCTACCGCTGGCGACGTAGGCGACGAGGACGTCCTCGACGGTGTCCCAGGAGACCTTCCCGACGCCGCCCGCGTAGTCGTCTCCGGCCGCCACGTTCGGGTTCATCTCGATCCGGGACGGCTTCTCGATCACCGACTTCGTCGGCTCGTCGTTGAAGACGACCCGCTCGGCGCCGTCGATGCGGGCCTCGCCGTCGTCGT